TCATTTCCCCTGAAACTCCACAAAGTTATTTCGTCCGTCCAGATAACCGCTTAACCTGTTTCCACCGATGTACACATCATCCAGGTATGAAACATCATTCGGTCCGTATGACATACGAATGGAAGTCTGCGCATAATTCTCCCAGCTCCAACGGAAATTATATTCATACTGCTCTACTGTCCCGTTAGGATATTCCACCCGTATATAGTCAATTCCCGTACGATCTAAAAAGAAATCCAGTTCCTGACGGCAATAGTTACCGTCCATGTCCCGGTAGAAACTAACCCAGGTACGGCTACACAAATCAGCCGAACGATTATAGTATCCTGCACCATTATTATCATCATCATAGAAACTGTCTATTTCCACTTCGCAAGAGGTAAAACTTACCATCAATATAGCCATCAAAGCCAAACCGAAGTATTTAAATGTGTTCGTTTTCATATTCCTTTATTTTTAACGGTTCTCTAATTATTATCTATCATTTATCTTTCGATAGAACAAAAGTAGAGAATGAATTTTCCTTATGAAACTGAAAACTCCTACTTATCGGGAGGAAATTGCCTAAATCTAGGGGTAAATCCCCCCAATGAAGTCTATTTCAAAGAATTCTTGTATCTTTGCCTCCTGCTAACAACACATGAAATCATCTGTCGCATGAAGTCAATCAAATCCCATATCACCCAACTGCTGAAATCCCTCAATGAGGGAGTATTCGAAAAAGAACATACCATCGCACTCTCCCTATTATCTGCCATGGCAGGTGAAAGTATCTTTCTATTGGGCCCTCCGGGAGTAGCCAAGAGCTTAGTGGCGCGCAGGCTCAAACTGGCTTTTAAAGATGCGGATGCTTTTGAATATCTGATGTCTCGTTTCAGTACACCGGATGAAATATTCGGCCCCGTCTCCATCTCAAAATTGAAAGATGAAGATACATACGAACGTATTACAAAAGGATACTTGCCGACAGCATCGATTGTCTTCCTGGATGAAATATGGAAAGCCGGTCCTGCTATCCAAAATTCTCTTTTGACAGTAATCAATGAAAAGATATATCGCAACGGACAATTTACGGTGCGTGTTCCTCTGAAAGCGCTGATTGCCGCGTCCAACGAACTACCCGCAAAAGGTGAAGGACTGGAAGCCCTATACGACCGTTTCCTGATCCGCCAGTTTGTCGGATGCATTGAACAGGAATATGCTTTCGACCAGATGATTTCTTCTACACGGGAAGTAGAACCTGAAATCCCGGCAAAACTCCAGGTAGACGATGAATTATACAATCAAATACAAGCTGAAAGTGAGAAAGTAGGTATCCACTATACCATCTTCGAGCTGATTCACAATATCAAACGAGAAATCGAACAATATAATACAGGGCGGGATGAAAACACCCCTCCGATCTATATATCCGACCGCCGTTGGAAAAAAATAGTAGGTCTGCTCCGCACCTCGGCCTATCTGAACGAATCTCCGGGAATTCACTTCTCCGACTGCTTGCTGATGAGTGCCTGTCTGTGGGATGAAGTTTCGCAGCTCCCCATCATCGAAAACATAGTGGAACAGTCGATTGCACGGGGAATCAATACATATTTATTGGGAGAAAAACGACTGGAACAGAAACTGGATACATTGAAAGAAAACATGAAGTCCGAACACAGCCTACGGGAACTTAGCGATCCGGGAATCCAGGTCGTAGATACCTTCTATCATCGCATAGAAGGTTACCACATTGCCGGAAATTTACTCATCTTTGCTTCGGATTACCAGTCTTTGAGGAAAGACAGCAACCGGTTGTTTTATATCCAACAGGATAAATTCCGTCCGGTCAACAAAATCCTGAAAGCCTACGATTTCGTAAAGAACAGGAATATCGCACAAAAGAATATTTATTCCCTCCGAAAAGGGAAACGATCTGTTTTCGTCAACAATCAGGAGTATCCACTACTATGTTATGATAATTGCGAACCTTTGCCAACACAGCAGGACGGCAGTACTCCGTTCGAATTTACATTGCAGGAAGTGATAGATTTACTTCATCAAATGGAGGTAGAATATAAAACAATCTCCGAGCGGGAAACAGCATATACAAAGGAACATCTTTTCTTAAGTTCATCGCAAAAAAGCAAAATTAAGCGAATCTTAGGGGAAACTGCACATATCATAGAGAACTACCGGAACGAACTTCGCATCATCGCTCATGCCCATGAACAAGAGAACAGAGAGTATTAGGCTCAAGCACCTGCAAGACATTTATTACGAAAAATTGCAGGGAATAGCCTATGATGTGTACGACGAACAACTACACAATCTGATTATCCGTCCCGAAGAACTGGATGCGGACATTCACCTGTATTTTCGTCACACACAACCCTCCCTGCAAGATTTCTACTCCCGTTATGCATCGCAATGGGAATACTTTCATGAAATGAATGAAGCATCGGACGCAAAGTTTCTTCAATTCCTGAAAAACAGCGCATACCCCTTCTCCATGAAATATCACCTGGTAGACCTCAACGTAAAATACTACCTCCAACGTTTTAATGTAATCAGCCCGCGTTCCAAAGAATGGAAAGCGTTGTGGACTCTTTTTTTCGACAAGTGGCATACGCTACTCTCGAACAATGAGTTCAACTATCAGATGGAACATATCGAGCAACTCTGTGAGGATTTCTACCGTATTCAACTGGCATTAGCCAAAAATCTTCCGGTACGCGGTGGCTCACGCCTCGTCTGGCTACTTCGCAATCATAAACAGATAGCGGAACAGATTTTAGAATACGAAGAAACGATCAAACGAAATCCCGTTATCCGCGAACTGGTAGAAATCTTAGGCAAAAAACACCAAAGTAGCCGGAAACGTTTCAAAATGACCGCAGGTATTCACCGGGAACAAATTATATCTCATGCCACCCGAAGTGATATTGCAGGCATTTGTGAAGGAAACGATTTGAATAGTCTTCTCCCTCTGGAATATTGTTATCTGGCGGAAAAGAACCTGCAACCCATATTTTTCGAGCGTTTCATAGAGAAGAGACTACAAGTCATCGATTATCAATCGCACGAGAAACAAACCATCAATGATAAGAAAACAGTAGGAAATGAAGTTTCCGAAGAAGCTGAAGGCCCTTTCATCGTTTGCCTGGACACTTCCGGTTCTATGGCAGGCGAACGGGAAAGAATCGCAAAATCTACTCTACTTGCCATTGCCGAATTGACAGAAGTACAACATCGGAAATGTTACGTCATCCTCTTCTCCGATGATATCGAGTGTATTGAAATAACCGATTTAGGGAGTAGTTTCGATCGCCTTGTCGATTTTCTAAGCCAATCTTTTCATGGTGGCACAGATATGGAACCAGTCATCACACATGCTTTGCGAAAGATCAGCGAAGAAGGATATATGGAAGCAGACATCATCACCGTATCGGATTTTGAGATGCGTCCCGTCGATCAACTACTATCCCGGACCATAGAACATGCAAAAGCAAAACAGACAAAGATGTATGCCATTTCTTTAGGAGGCAAAAGTGCCGAGACCAGTTATCTGAAATTATGTGATAAATATTGGGAATATAGTGTTCAAAACGCTGAAAGTCTTAATAAAAATAGAATTGAAGAATCAAATATTTAATCAATGTTATAAAACATCTCTTTTTTCTTGTTTTATTTGCAAATTCGACAGAAGTCCGTATATTTGTACTGTGTTTTTCATAGTATTAGATTTAAGGTTAACAAAAGATTGGCTGTCTGGGATAGATAGCCTTTTTTTATGTCCTTTTCTCACGTCAAATATACCGTCACTATCCCATCCGGATGTTTACCCTATCCCATGAAGATACCGTCACTATAATAAGCGGATAGCGTCAATATGTTTCAAGTTCCCATTCCATCGATAAAAATTAAAAGCTTTCGAAAAAAAATTCTTCCGTTTAACATTTGAAACATAGCAGGTTATCTCATTTCACAAAAAACAGGTAAAAAAAATCTTGCTAAAAGATTTGCGTAGTCCAAAAGTTCCCCCTATATTTGCACCGCATTTGAGAGAGAATGCGGGTTCAAGGAAGTTTGGGTGAGTGGCTGAAACCACCAGTTTGCTAAACTGACGTACTCGTAAGGGTACCGGGGGTTCGAATCCCCCAGCTTCCGCAAAATCTCAAAATAAAAAGAGCTAAGTTTTATAGACTTGGCTCTTTTTAAATCTATCAAACTCCGGTGGGTTCGTCTAACGGTTAGGACACATGCCTCTCACGCATGTAATACGAGTTCGATTCTCGTACCCACTACCAACAACTCTAAAAATCAATAAATTACAAAATAAGAGTACTAAAACAGGGACTAAAATACAAAAAGGCAGCTTATTCGGCTGCCTTCTCTATTTCAATTCAACAGGTTTATCCTCCCATGTTAGTTCTCGTCCAAGGATTTTCTTTATTGTACCTTTGGGGAGTTCGATGCATACATCATTATGCGGATCATAGTCCCAACATTCTTCGTCTCTATAGGGTTCTTCGTCTCCTCCTCTTTCACAATAGACTTCACATTCAATAATACGTTCAGTCCCATCTTTGTCAACACATAAATAAGTCATATTATTTTCCTTTCTCTATCTTTTCTCTAAATGTTCTCAACTGGTCTACAGTCGGATAAAACGTAGGGTTCTCCCAATTCCTTGAAATCACCGCTATCATCGAATCAAGGTACTTCCCGCAATCGAGAATTTTGGCGCATTTATCTAACTGGAATTCCCCAGTCGGGTATCTCTTATTATTGAGCGTTTCTTTAGCCCAGGTTAGTAACTCGTTTATTGAGTCGTAGTCATATTTCTTTTCTTCTGCCATACTAATGTTAGTTTTCGGCAAAGGTATAAAAAATCCCCGACTACATAGCCAAGGACAAACACAAAGATATAACCCTTGCAATAATCGCAAGAGGAATCAGCCAGTACAACCACCTTTCTAGGCGTTCCATAGCATCACCAGCAGAAGCCGGCAGAAATCCGAGTGATACCGGTCGTCGGCCTGTGAAATCAAATCATCTATGTAGTCTTTTTCTCTCATTTTCGACTGTTACATATATTCCTGACAAAATGCCCCTTAATATCTTCGACATAAGTTTTTCCTGCAATGTTCACACAAGAAGTTCTTCGCTATCGGGAACATCTTCTGCCCTACCTCACCGGAAAGATATTGGGCTTCCTCCCCGTAGGGGTCAATATTGAATGCTTGTGAGATATGCCGGCACAAGTGCCCTTTTTCGTGATCCCATGAGTTTTGGAACTCTCCCGGGGAAGAAGTGAGAGCAATTACCATCACAGTCTCACGCTCCTCAAAGTCCGAATAAGTAAGACCGGTATTGAGAGCCCCGGAAGAGAGGTTTCTGTATGCCTGTTTGAAATCTTCCCCTCTACAACCGATACGGTGAAGTTCGCACAGAATCTCACTGGTCCAGTAAGTCGTTACGGCATAATACACCCTAACTCTCCAATCATATTTCGGTATGTAGAAATCCTGGACTATCATAATCAGAGCATATCATCCCACATTATAGGTGTGCCACTTCCGATACAATCCGCATAGAAACGGGTAAAAGGAAGTCCGTCATATCCGTCTGGATCATCTATGTAATCCTTCAAGAATAATGCCAAACGGGATTCATCTGTAATGGAGCTCTTATAATAATCAGCTTTCGCCATATTGGCTACATATACGCAATCGTACCCGGCATCTTTCTCCAGTTTAATTCCGTATTTTTTCAGAAGCTCCTCCACCTCTTCCTTTTTGATCGGAACGAGTTTTTCCTTCTGCTTGGTAGTCTTGTTCTCAACTTCCATTTTAGAAACAGCCCATTCGCACATCTTCTTAGAGAAGTGCCAGCCGTATAATGACAGATAATTTTTCATTGCCAGCGGCATCTTGTCATACGTATCTAGTCTTTGTCCCATAATAATTGCTTTATTAGAATAAGAGGGGATTTCTCCCCTCATACGATTAATAGAACTCACCGTTTGAGCGTCTGCGTCTGCGCTCTCCCATATCTCCGTACATAGGGGATTCTGGGAAATAACCCGGCATACGACGCTCGTTCATGCCATCGCTGTCGTAGCGTCCATTCTCACGGAATCCCATTCCACCGCCACGCATTTCACTCATGGCCTTCTCATAACCATGACGACAACCTTCACGATAAGCTTCTTCAATTTCGCTTTTTCCTCTCATTCCGAAGTCACGATCATATCCATCATGCTCTTCTCTAATTGTCCACATTCCCATATTGTTTACTGTTTTTAGATGTCTCCTTTGTTCCAAGCTGTTCCATCAGTCGCTTATTCATTTCCATAAGGTCCGCCATATTCTTGCTCATTTCGGACATTTGACCTTTTAATGATGCTATTTCCTGCTCCTGTCTTTGCTTTTCTGCAAATTCAGGGTTAAGAATGGTTAGCATCTTGTCGCAGCCGGCAATCACGCTTTGATGAAAATCTATGCTGTTCAGAATATCAATGCTTTTCTGTTTCATAGATGTAACTTCCGAGTTCATTGCATCACGGGAACAGGATAATACAATATTACCGTTCTGTCCAAAATCCGCAATGTCTCCTCCTGCCGGAAGATTCTGAAAAGTTGTGTTTTGACCACTTATGTTAATTACAATATCCACAACCATTTCCGTCTGGGGAATTTGACCAATAGGAGTAGGCATAGGGTACTTGGGTTTAGGAGCCGAAACACTGACTACTGATCCTATTTCAATATAAGGATTCGCATCCTTATGAAGAATATACAACTGATTATTTGCTCTTAACGATTGAAACATAATGATTGATTTAATAGGGCTACCGCATTACACGATAGCCCGTGTTTTTACTTACTTTTTGCTGCTACCGCTTCCGAAGTTGGAGCTGCCGGAGTAGTCGGTCTATATCCTCCATTTACCAGATACAATTCATTTGTATACTTGTTATAATGGATTTCATAGATGCCTGTACCGGCTAGGTTGGCGACTGTTACAGGCTCGTTATTGTAAGCCATCAACGGTCTTGTGTCCCCATTGGTCCCAATCAGTACAGGAAGCGTTGTTGCCGTCCCGGAAGGGATAGGCTGGCGAAGATTAACATAGAACCCTCCTACATAGTCCCGATTACGGAACGCATGATTAGGGAGTTCCAATGTCACATTCTCCGTGCCGACCGTTACCGATACAGTAGGCAAGGTGTTTAAGTTCACCCGCCCAATGCTCGGAAACAGAAAGGGGAATCCTGTAAAAAAGTTAGGCCACATAATTACCTCCTTTCTTACCGGATCAACCCCAGTAGTTATTACAACCGCATCCGCTACGTCCGTATGCTGCGTCACCGGCATAAGCACCGAAAGCAGCCGCACGGTAAGTATCCATGTTTACACCAACAATGTTAGGGTATTGAACCGGAACTGTGTTAGGCAACTTGCATTTGATTCCATCAACATCGCTTTGCAATGCTTGCAATCCAGCCGCAAGAGGTGCAATCTGTTGACCTACTGCATTTAAAATTGTAGCATTTTGGTTACGTTGGGAGATTTCAGCAGTAAGGGTTGCCTTTTCCGCAGTAAGAGATGCAATCTTGTCCTGCAATGCCTGATTCTGCATAGCATCCAACTTGGCAATGATAGCCTGCGTATTAGCTGTTGCACTGTCACGCAAAGAAAGCGTATTTTGGTTGGCTGTGTTGACTAATGTATTAGTCTGATTGCACATTGCAAGCTGGCTCTCATATCCTTGTGTGGCTACAAGCTGCTTCATGTCGCAGCAACAGTTACAGATTTGAGATGTCAGAGCGTTGTTGCCCTGCATAATTGCAGTAAGGATGCTGTTGGTGTTCTGACCCATTTGGTTACCAAGCCCACAGATTGCCTGTGATACGGAGTTAATACCGGCAAGGATTTGATCGGAAGAAGTGTTCACGGCTTGTGCCAGTGATGCAATGTCGACACCGTTTCGGTTAAGTGTCTGCATAATCATCTCCCTTCCTTCGTTCGCTCCCTGATTATTATTGCCGCCAAAGCCGAAATTACCATTTCCGAAAATAGCTGCAATCACAATAAGCGCAATGATGTCTTGAAAACCACCATTGTTACCAAAGAAGCCACCGTTGCCATTGCCGCCTCCAAGCAGACCCATCAGGTAACCGGTGTCAACTCCTCTGTTTTGCAAAGACGGAAGAATAGAAGCAAGCAGGCCGTTTCCTGAAGCCGCTCCACCGTCCTGATTAAAAACGTACGTTCTTTCCATAGAGATTTATACTTTTTATTACGGTCAATATCAACCGCACACAAAAGTATATATTAGCGATATCATAAATCAGCACTCATTTGCAAGCGATTTGCGAATATTTTGCAGATATATTGCAATCATTTTGTTTGTATTTTTACGGCTTTCAAAAGTGGATATAAGATAGCGTATACTGGCAGATGTCTTATGAAGTAGAGCGGCTATCTGTTCAGGATATAGACCGTATTCAGTAAGGAAGAATACTACGATAGAGCGGGCATCGACAACCTCGGTCACTTTGCTTGATGAAAGGATTAATTCAGGAGAAACTTCTGTTTCTTTTCCTACAAGGTTCAATATTTCGGCAAAAATCTCTGACTTACACATGGTAATTAATTTTTTTGTTGTACTTTTGCCCTTGCCAATCAGTACATATACCAAAAGAACAAAAGCATACTTCGGAATGTTAAGGATATTATACCCCCTGACACAACCGATGTATGCTTTGGTGTATTAAAGTATTGATTGGCGTCAACTTTAATGTGTCGGGGGTTCTTTTTACTCTGCCCCCCAAAAGAGCTACATTTGTTATGATAACCGGCCTTCTACTTTACCGGATAAACTTAGTGCTTAGGATTAATTAATGTATCATTTTGCCCTCCTTTCTTTATAAACCTTTTTCCAACAGAAATTGTTATATAGGTGAAACTTAAACTTTTCATACCGGAAACGGTCTGTGAAGATAGTGCCGGTATTACCATATAAATAAGTTATAACTAACCCCAGCTCCTACATACCAACCATTCGGATAACTATATCCTGCCTGCAAGCCTAATCCCCAGCGTTTCTTCTTCTGTAAAGGCGGGAAAGTAATAATTTTATTATCCCTGTATATTTCCATAGAATCAAGGTTGGGATTATACCCACTAACTACCGCCCGGTAATCATCGGTCTTATACTCCTTACTTGTAATCGGTATTAGTACCGGAATCGAATCGCCTTCTACGGTTCTATCAGTGGTAGTATCTATCAGGATCGGTAGATATACCGTATCGGTACGCTTTAGAGTTTCCCTTACCGGTTTGGGTATTGTGTCTCTTATTGTGTCCCGGATATGTACAGTATCTCCCTTAATGTACACCATTGACGGATCGTGCGGATTACACTGCATCCACACGATCACGCCAATCAACAGGCAGACTAGCATCCAAGGAAGGGTTTTCATAGAATACTATCACTTGAAGACCACTCCGAACTTGCCAGCAAAGTATTCAGTTCTTCTCCTTCGTAGACAGGATAAGGGTAAATCGGATTTTCCGTTTTTTCTTCTTCGTCCAATAACGGCAAAGTCATGATACTTGGGAACAACATTTCATAGTGATCCAATTTCATAATCACCTGTGTACCGTCAACGCTCTTTCTCGGAACCAAGTGCAGTTCATCGAGTACCTCCTGCGGTATCTCGTTCAAATTCGCTGTGGGGAATGTAATGTATTTCATAAGTTTACTGTTAATTATCCATTTGATATTTACATATATCTTTTATTACACTCATAATGATTTATCAAGTTTATTAGGAATGCGGTGAGTTTTATAGCATTTCACTCGCTGCCTTTGCCAATCGCATGATAAGGTTGTATTCAAACTGCATTTGTTCCTTGAGAGTTTGTGTCATTTTTTCATCATAACTTAAAGGTGATTGCGGTGCAAAAAAATTATATGGGTTTGCACAGCACTCAATTAGAGTACATATACAATCTTCATCATATTGTGAAATCCAATCATATTGAAGACCAAAATAAACTTCATTTGGCATTTCCTCTACATATGCTGCACTACTTATACAAACATCAGCACTTTGAGGATATATGTCATTGCCTAATATGAGGTTGTTTGTTGTTGTCCTTGCTACAAGTGTTATGACATCAAGTGCGTTGTTTTTACAACCCGTTTCAATCGTACAAGTATCACCATATTCAGTAACTCCTCCTGTGTGAATGTCTATTGAAACATTTGGCTTTATCTTGTTGTAAAAATACATAAATACTTGTGTTTCATATTCACTACCAGCAGAGTTTCCACCCCAATCACCAGTTGCGTACATCGTGCTATCGCCATTAGGCTCATCACGATTATCTCTCCAATACATTGAAGGATAATTGCGATTGAGGTTTACATTGTTATAGTTAGTTCTTCCCGCAAATGGATGAGCCTCTGAACTATTATTATTGAAACCCCACGGGTTGTGACAAGGAATGACATAGAACTCCACAAGTGTTCGTAGGATTTCTGCATTCTTGTCGTTTCTCCAATTTTCGCAGATGTACTTCATCAAATTGTAGAAAGCCCACATACCTACTCTTTCTCCAGAATGCTCACCGAGAGTTATTAGTATCTTTACCTTGTTGGCATTATCACTAACCCTAATTCTTTTTGGTTTGAATGCGTAGCAATAATAGTTAATGTCATTTAGATAATCAGGCTTTGATATACTTAATGCTGAATCCGCCTCACTACTACTCCAACGAGTTATATAGTTTGGATACAATGACATTAACTCGTCCCATTTTGAATAGAAATCATTGACATCTAGGCTTTCATAGAATTGTTGATTATGTTCTCCAAAAACTTTAGTAATATCATAATCAAAGTTCAAAAAGTACGAGTAATTGTTTCTTTGTTTTTTAATGTCGTCAATTTGATTTGTTATGCTTTTGCTTTGAATAAATATTGAATGCTCAAATGCTTTTTTATACGACACCAAGACAAAGCAATCTTCATCAGCAGTATATGAATATTCTTTATCTGCATCAATACCTATGTACTCATTACCCAAAGACTCAACTTCATCGTTTATTTGTGGTACTTTGTTAGAGTATTTAACCAAAGCATAAAAACCACTACCAACATTTGCAACAACACGAATTGTCTGACCTTCCTTAACCTCAATCGCATTAGTTGTTTCATAAGTACTTGCTGCTTGTATCTTCATTCCAGTATTGATAGCCATGCCATACATTTCGGATGGAGTGTATGTAATAGGAATACCAAACAAAGGATTTATCTTTTCTTCAATAGAACTTATCTCGCCATCAACAAAATCTCTGTTCGCTTTTTTTTGCAATTCTTCCTCTATTGCTTGTATTTTGCCATCGACTACAAACGAAATTTTATGGTTTTCTGCCGTACGATATGACACATAAACAAAGCAGTCTTCATCAGCAGTATATGAGTATTCCTTTTCAGCATCAACGCCTTTGTACTCTACACCAAGATTTTGTAGTTGGTCTCCTACTTGTGGCTCTTTATTCGAGCCTTTTGCGAGAGCATAAAAACCACTACCACAATTAGAAAAAACATTTATAGTTTTTCCTTTTTTTAGTTCAATAGGATTGGTGACTTTCATACTTCCCGCCGCTTGAATAGTAAGCGCAGTGTCGATAGCCATATTATATTCATCGGTTGGAGTGTACTCGCTTTCACCACCAACTAACCCACTTAATTGTCGTTCTATTTCCTCAAAATTTCCATCTATCCCTTGCGCAATGACTCCCCACTTTTGTTCAGAGTCTTTTGCTATATCAAATATCTTTTCCATAATATCATTCGTTTTTAATTAATGTTTCATTTGAAATTAAAGTTGAGTTGCTTAACATTGTCAAGTAACTGGAGATAACTATATTTATCTTTTGAGGGGATTTGACTACCTTTCCCGTAATCTCGTAAACGCCATTATCACCAGATATGGATATGTCGCTGATAGCATTGCACGACACCTCCATTAGCTTATCAGAGGTATTTGGCAACGTTACAGTGATGGTAACCATGCTATCTACAGAGATATATTCTCCGGGATTAACAGAATAGGAAATGGAAGAATAAGGTAGATTACTCTTCACTATCGGTCTGAACTCCACCATATCCGGATACAGCGTACCCAGCTTGTGCTTCTTCAACTGACGCTCTATCAAGAACTCGGACATGCTATAGGGGAAGGTCATGAGAGAGTAGATAGCTCCGCAAAAATAACGACTATCTACTTCACGAACTTTTCCAAGAACCATAAAATCATTATCTTCTGCTGTACCAATACTTAAGGTTTTAGTATTATAATACTTACTTTGATAACGAATAATTCTTGTTATATCGTCGGATATATTACCATTAGCTTCTCCAAATGTATAACACGCTTTACCTCCGTCTTGGTCTTCTAAATTAAAAATAAAAGAACCATCTCCAACTTTAGAAGATTTAGAAAGAATAGATGCTCGACCTCCTGTAATTGGTTCTAAATAAAATCTTTCATAATCAGCAATAACAGTATAATCCTTGTAAATCGGCATCCCTGTCACCTTACCGAAGTCATTTACTCCGTCAAGGCAGAGAGCACCTGCGTGGGAAGGAATAAATTCTACCGTAACGTCTATGTCACCAATATCCCCTGTTACTCCAAAAGGATTATTTTGTCCAACTCCTTCGGAAAAAGACAAAGAAACTTCGTGTTCTCCATTATCAAAATTATAATTAGAACCTGAACCGCTCTTATTTGCGATAAATAACTTCCTTCCATCTGAAAGACCACTGACCTTAAATTTTATTGGTTCATTAGGAGAAATAACAACTAAATCACAGAAGTTATTTGTAGTATTGGTTAATTTCTTTGTAAAATGGCATTTATTAGTTGTTACTGCACCCTCAAACCTATTAGAAGAAATTATATTTATATTAGAGAAATTATACTTCCCAATACCTGAATCCCCCTTCCAAGCAATATTGTTCAACTGAATATCCCGACCATTGCCGGAATAGTCAATCAGCTTGTCGCCAAACTCTGCGTGGTTCTCGTTGGTGATTCCCTGCTTGATGGTATTACACAGTATATCAGGTTTAAGAGTTCTATCCAAGTTGAAGTAGGCGATTACTTGGTTGATTTGGTCGGTAGTCAGTACCTTGTTGGCGATGATTGTCCAGTACCAAGCTACTTGACTAGTTTCAACTATGCTGTCATTACTAATACATCCAACTACACTAAATTTTGAGGACAAATTAGTATTACTAGAGGCAGAGGCAGTATAATCTGCTTTATCTCCTAATATATTATTTATTACATTAATAGTAGAACCTTGAATATTGTCTTTATACCATCCGTATATTCCGGTCTTATCTGTTAGACTAACTCCATTTCTACCTACAACACTTCTAGGAGTTCTAATATTATTTGTAGTAATAAAGTTACTAGGTTTATCTATCTGATGAATCATACTAACAACAGTAACTTCATCAGTGATTCCCATCTCCTGTACGGTCTTGGTGGAAGTAATCAGGTCGTCAACTCCGTCGGTTACGAATGCACCATAGTAAGGACTACCTTTATCTGCGTAGCCACTTCCTTCGGTGTAAGCCGCGTTGCTAATCACAAACGGGTTGTCAGGGTCCACCAAGTTCTTGACAACAGCCCTGTCCGGATCGTCGTTGCTCTTACCGTAGCAGATGCAGACGGCTTTCAAGGAGGCTAAGACTTCCGGGTCGATGTAAGGACGGTCGGTACCAGAAGCTCCCGGAACTCCCAACTTAATCGCATTGATGCGGATAGGATCAAGCCCTATCCGGTCAAGCCTAATCGGATTTAATCCTATCGCTCCCATTATTCTTCTGATTCAAAGTATTGAGCCTTGGTTGGCTGCGTTTCACATTCAACCTTGATGTATTGTCCGGGTATAAGACCGACAACAGGGCGGGCGAAATTCAGAGTGGTGAAATTCCTAGTCTCTACAACGGAGTATTTTTCTCCGTCATAGCTTATATAAACAGCCAGTTTCCCGGATTCTTTAAACTCTAGCTGAAGCCCAATGGTTTCTGAATTTACTTGTATGGGATCGCTTAGGTAACGCTTTTCTGCGATCTGGCTAAATGTGATATCTGTTGATTTCATGATTGTTCCTCCTATTTTTTTGCTGTTATTACTGTATTTCGTAAGAAATTCGGGTACTCTTCCCGCACATCAAAACAAGGACACGCCTTGATATATTCAGCCGGTTCTACCTCACCTGAATCGTCTAGGTCGGGTGAAGTATCACGATGTCCGAGAAGCTCGATGATAGGATACTCTTTGCAAAGCTTCTCAATCAGTTGCCGCAAACTAGCCTTTTGAGCCGGAGTGCGAGTGTCTGCGGGCTTTCCATTTGCATCCAGTCCGCCAACATAACAAATGCCGATCGAGTGCTTGTTATACGATTTACCGGAAAATCCTTTAGTGTTACAGTGTGCTCCGTCAACTGTGAGCGGTCTGCCCTCTTCGATCATTCCGTCCAGGTCGATTACATAATTATAACCGATCTGATTGAATCCCCTTGCCCGGTGCATCCGGTCAATGTCCTTTGCTCGCAAGTCTTGCCCGGCACGTGTTGCCGAGCAGTGAATGATGATTGAGTCTATATCTTCTCTTTTCATATTCTTTCCTCCTATAATATCAATGTTAATACCCCCAACGCCAGACCCACGCAATCACAGATGATGTCTTTAATTGAAAACTCTGTTTTCTTGCAGTACTTGTCGTATACTTCCTTCAAGATGAAGATTACGACGGTTATAATGATTGCTAACCATAGTGGCGTATATTTCGATAGCCACATTACCAAGTTCTGGCACACTATAATGTGAGCCATGCCGTCTATTCCGATCTTGGATAGAAGCTTGCTGGCTAAGGTGCTGATTTTATTTATTTGATTCATGTATTTCCTCTTTTTCGATTATATCCTTCACATCTTCCTTATCAACCTTAAACACCTTCTTACCAAACACACCCAAAGCCCCGATAAGATTGATGTTAATCCCCTTTGGCTTCAGTATATTCCCAACTATCGAGCATCCCTCTATGAAGCATACCAATAAACAGGAATACACATCTATAGGATATTCATTGTGACTTGCTACGCTAATCATGCAGACCATGCAGACGAAAGCAAAGTAAGTGACCATCTTTCCCATAGTAGCACGGATCGCACGTGAGAATCTGACCTTTTCACCCATTAGTATACTTTTTCTTACTCCGAATAGGAGATCGCAGAGGATTACAGCACATGAGACAATCAGCCATGGAATCATATTTTGCAATGATTCGGCAACAAATGCAGTGGCTATTGCGGCAAATCCTCCGGTTGTGGTATGTACTATTGCTTCTTTCATAAGATACAAGTTAGATAAACGGTTAACAACGAAATTACCTCTATCCAGAACATAGGCTTTCTCTTTATGAAGTCAGAGATGAAATTGCCTGTCCAGTGCTTCTTCATGGAGATAACCATGTACGCAATGAATCCAGCCCATAACAGCAACCAATACCAAGAATTGCAACCTACCCATATCTGGGAAAATATCAACGACATGGCAGCACCGATACAATGGGCGGTTTTCTGGCTTCCTTTGAAATTGGGAGACACACCTAATACAATCATCCCGATAACCGAAAGGAATACAAGAAACCGGCTGTTTTCCGTACTTGCTTCAAATGCTGCCGGAAGAAGCAATGCACCGGAGCCGATCATGCACAAACCGAACCAAAACTTATGCGTCAGGGCATAGTAGGTGTCACTGATAGAGTAAGGAATTTCCTCCATCTTTTTAATCATTGCAAAGACGTAGCCGGCAATGAGGATGAACGACATTAATACTAGTAGAATCATAGCTTTATCTGTTTATAGTTTATAATACAAAATTGAGTTTCTCCGGATAACCGGTTTTATAATTGTAGGAATTAACCTCTTCTTTGCTAAACAAATTTTTCACGGCTGCAATATGAGCCTGTGTAGTATTGTAGCAATCAAGAGCATACAATTCTAATTGGTCAAGCATATTTAAAGCGTCATTTACGGGAATTACATACTTCTCCGCATTGTACCACAAAGTAGTATATACCCGGCCCGCTTCTTTTTCTATGTTTATTGAGTTGACTAACCCTACACGGGTGTCTTTATCCAGCCATATTTGTTTTCCGTCCAGCGTCAAAGAGTTTACAGCATCCGACTTGTCGTAAGCGTTGATCTCTGCGATCTTCATCTCTTTCAATTCATCAATGGTGTACTCATGCTCAACCAATACCGGGTAACCGCTTTCGTTCTCTTTGATTTCTTTTCCGGATGATTGACCGTCAAGCAATTCCTGCCAGTACTCCACCGATATTTCTATTGCTCCTTCTTGTGGTTTATCATAGAAACCATTTTTCCAATATATTTTTCCCATAATATTACCTCCTTATTTCCATCTACCAATTGCAAACCATGTAAAATTCCAGCTAGTCCAAACAATAGCCGGAGTTGAATTTATTCCACGGGTGAGAACTCTACAATATGATGTATATTTACCATTAAGGTCATACCCCGGAGCATATATAAAAGATTCACCTGTATTATTTACTGCTCCAGTGAAATAAATGTTATAATCAGTATTATAGAAACTGGTAGGAAAATACAGATTAATTGCCCCCCCGGTTGCTCCGACTCTTGTCCCCCACTGTATCAAAAGCCCATTATTGAACTTGGCATAACCGTTTGCTCCCAAAGAAACCGTCATAGCGTTGGAGAGGTCTGCTTTAGCCAAGTTGGGTATCATTGCCAATAGTTCTTCAATCCTAGCTCCCGAATATTGACTGTTATAATCACTCATAGAACTTACTCTTTATAACGTTAAACGTACTGCCGTCAGACAGTATAAACCGTCCTTCGGTCACTGCAAATGCCTGTCTTTTCCCTTCTTGAGATACCGTAGTAGAAACGGAAACTGGATTATTGCCCTTAGTAGTCGAGAACACGACAGTTTGTTGCCTGTCCAATCCTTCATTGGCAACATCGCTCATTACGCTTGCGGCTCCATTAGGGCCGGGCGTAATGACAATGTTTCCTTCTCCTTCCTTCCAAGGTACAAGTATATCCATTATGCGGCAGTCCAAGAAGTGTTAGACGTAACAGTAACGGAAACAGCTGAACCGTTTTGAGGAATTGTAATTTCTGTTGGGGAAACGGATAGTTTTGCGTCTCCTGCTGCCTGTTTGATTGCAATCTGTACAGCCTGACCACCGTTTGCGGTCACTTTTAATGTTCTTACAACTTCTTCAATAGTTTCATTTGCAGGAAACTCAAGTTCTATGGAGAATGGAAATTCTGCTGTAGCACCTGGATCACCTGTGATGCTAGCCGCATTATCTGTCTGTGTCCCATTCGCACTATATTTCGCTGGAATGGTAACATCTGATACGCTATCCGCCCATGCAAAGGTCAGCTTTTGAGAATTAGTCTTACCTTCAACGGTGACGGTTCCGGCAGCTTTGGGCGCTGACATTTCCGCCCCGTTATCAAAAGATGCAAACTCGGATTTAGGAGTTTGAGTTACTTTATAAGTTGCAGGAGTAGATACTCCGACACCCGTTATTGTCACCGTACCGGTTCTAGCTGTACGACCTGTATGAGCACTTGCACTGTTTGCAATTGTCCCATTTCCGCTTCCAGTTGAAGGGTTTAAATTTAACCAACTAGGCTTTGCCATAATTCAAATCATTAAGTAATTAAACAATAAAATTTTATTCTTTTGTTGCTGTAGTCCATACCACATTTGACAATACATCTACGTTATCTTCAAAGTTATTGGAGGGCATCAGCCAGATGTAATCAGGCTCTACTCTCAAATAAGCATCTTTGCCAACGTCACAGACAATCCCTACCGACACTTTAATTGAACGGCTGGGATTCACAGAGACATTTATCCCAGACAAAGGAAATGTGCTCACCTTTATTCCTTTCGAGGCTTCTATGTTAACCCGTATGCACCCCATATTATACAATCCTTATTCCGGTTGCCGACTTGTCTACCTCCGGTCTTATTCCTCCTTCATAATCAGTGTCAGGAAGATAAGCCGTGGTTTCTATCCAAATTTCTCCCCTCCCTATAATGTTGGTATCAAGGAAACAAGTGTAGCTGTTCTCATCATTACGTACCATTTCCGACTTCTTGATCGTCTGGGAATTGAGAGTTACAGAGAACTTGCATTCGAAATCTATGTCATCCATTGTCAAGCCCGAAGGTAGTTCAATAGATACTGCTAATTTTATGATCGTTCCTTTTGCTACCATTGTTTTCAACTTATTTATTCTTCTTGTGATAGAGCATTGCTGACAGCTATTCGATCAATGACACGAGTAAATAACTGCGCATACTTTTTTAGAGATTTAGCTTGTTCAGGGGATATATCAACTTCTCCTTTCCGGTATATATCTTGAGCAAGATTAAATTCTCCAAGATCACCTGTATTTTGATAAATCGCATTTCCGAATGCTTTAGATACATCGACGGTACTCTTGTTCCCTTCGAGATCGGTTAATTCTATTTTTCGAAAGTCTATTTTCATGATTATTTTGGAAGAAATAAATTATTCACAATATATGGAGCAACACTTGTTTGAATTTCTGCTGTGATAAAAGTTTTAAATCCCCAAGCTTCAATACTATAAGTTTGAGAATTAGGATGGTTGTATATTACCCTTTTGGGATAATTTGAGTTATTAACAACTGTAATTTCTTTATACATTGCGGATTCGCATATTCGTAGTACGCTATCCCCGCTACCTTCCATAACAACACAGTCAATTGGTCGACCTGATTCAGGATATTTATGTTCTGAAGTATCAGTGCCATATCCATATACATGCACATAAAAATTAGCACTGTAGTTAGCAGAAACTGTTATTTTAGTCATCTTGTAATGCCCGAATTCGCCACGGCACCAGATGTCAGAGGAATAGAACCTAAGACTTCTTTTGGTTCCGTCAGACTCTTCAATATACCCTTGATGGTATAAATCACCTCCAAACCAAGTTTTTGAAAAATCTATGTTTAAAGCGGATGAAGGACCTTCAGAAGAATCCCCGAAAGTTATTGATCCATCACCTGCTGTTAGTTTCTCGAATGACCCAATCGCACCTTTAAGGTGGGTTACTTCAAGAGTTTCAACATCAATAAACTCCGTCTTTATCTTGCCGGCTTCTATGAAAGTCTTTCCGCCTACGGTCATTCCACCGGTTTCAGGTAGGGCTATTTGACCTCCTTTTGTCAATTCAACGGTTGTTACATTATGCTTGATAGCCCCCCCCGTAATCATCCAGCCTTCTGTTTTCTCAAGGTTCCCCACGAATATCCCAGAAGTTCCTAATACATCAATTGTCGCATTTTGAGCAAGAAGGACGTTTGTTGCTATGTTCTCGAACTCGCTGAACTCTTCCCACTTCGTTGAGTCAAAAGAAGTTGTAGACGTATGCGTGATCTTACAAAGTTTGTTCTGACCGTCATAGATTACTGTATCTATGAATGTCTCATTGTTATAATACTCGGTATTGGCTTTCCATACTCCACGGGGACGGAGCATTGCACCGGGTAACCCTGTTTTTCCTTGGCTTCCAGTGATGCAAACCGGATCGCTTTCCCATGTCGAACCATTCGTATAAGTTACCTTTGTTTTAGTCCATAGGTACTTACCATTCTCCCATGCTGGAGACGTGGTAGACCATGCTCCGCCTTCCAATGATGAAGAAGAGGTTGACAGGTAAAACAAAACATCAACGGCACTTATCCCTACGCCATCGTTTCCGCTTGGTCCCTTTCCACCTGTTACACATACCGGATCTGTCTCTGTATATGTATTGTCAGTGTAGGTGATAACTACACGTGTCCAGATGTATTTGCCGTCTTGCCATGCCGGAACAGAAGTCTGCCACGATCCACCGGTAGGCGTGCTGTATGATGTAGACAGGTAATATTGTTCGGCAACACTCTTGACTCCGATCCCAGTTTCACCCGTGGAACCGGTAAAGCAGATAGGGTTAGTGGTTGTTGATGTGCTGTCTGTATATGTTATTACTGATCTAGTCCAAATATATTTCCCATTTTCCCATGCCGGAGGCGTTGTGCTCCAAGAGCCACCAACTAAGGAATTAGAGGAAGTAGAGAGGTAGTATTGTTCAATAATGCTTGATATCCCTCTTCCGTCTTCTCCGTCACTTCCATTTGTTCCGTCAGAACCTTTAGAACCGGTAATACAAACAGGACTTGTTTCACTAGTGGTATTATCAGTATATGTGACCTTGGTCTTGCTCCACATATATTTTCCGTTAACCCACGCAGGAGGTGTTGTTAACCATGATCCACCAACAAGGGAGCTAGAGGATGTAGAGAGGTAATAAAGTACATCGACAATCCGTACACCTTTACCGTCTTTTCCATCCTGTCCATCTTGCCCATCTTCCCCTTTAGAAACAACCTTCAACCAGTCAGTAGAAGAATCTGACGGCTCCTGCGTAGTCGTAGATTCAATGCAAATCCATGTGCTTCCGTTGTGGGTTACTTCGTCGTAATACCAATACATCCCCGCTTTCCATTCACCTTTGAAAGCCGGAACCGGTACTTCCGTCACACCATCGTTTGAAATCTGTTTGATCGTACCGGTCATGTAGATTCTGTTAAGATATGCACTATACCCGGTCATATCTATTCCAAACAGTTTCAGGTTAGACAGGTCTCCCAACTGCATGGCAATCATATCCTTTGTGATCTCCCAGTTGTTTACACCTTTAAGGAAACGGATATAATTCTGCGTGGAATAGCTCGACTTCTGGCGTTCCGCATTGGTGAAGTTACCGTAGCAAACAAAGTGCATAGCCTTTTGAGGATGGTAAGTATATCCGCTGCGGAGAACGTATTTAAAAGAACCATTATCCAGCTTTTCGGTGATCCGGAAATAGGTTGTCTGAAAGCCTGTGTCATTGTTAAAGTTAGCCTTGCAAATATCATCCACTTCAACAGCTGCAACCTCGCCCGGTTCAAGCTTCAGGTAAACGATGCTGTTCTCTTCGTCCACTGATTCGATTATACCGCCTCCGGGTGCGTTCCATTCCTCACCCGTGATAACTGATACCCGGTTATATCGCAATTCCGGCACTTCAAGGAAATCACGTAGGCGCAACGACTTCGCATCTATATCTCCGGATGGGGTTATCAGCCAGCCAAGTAAGTTCTGGACATATTCTTCAGATGAAATTTCTTTGGAGAAAGTTGCATATTCAGCTATTATTTTTTGAATAACAGCCTTTGTTTTAACGTCAATACCAGCAAGGAAAGTTATATTTCCTTTAGCTTCATCGTTTTTTATTTTACTGATATATTTACCGTCAGACTCTTCTCCTGTATTTATAGGAGATAGTTTATAATGCTTTCTTCCATCTGTGTCTGGAATTTCAGTATCTATCAGTAATTTATATATTCCTCCGTCTACTTCTACGGAAATAATCTGTCCTGGATAAGGAAAATATTCTTCAGCATCTGTATTACGAGCGTAAGATGTAGCATCCTCCAAAGTTTTGAAAGTTGCAGTAGAATCAATAGGTCTTCCTGTTGTTCTTTTATATTGTAATGCAAAACTACTTCCGTTTATTTTTACCATAGTCGTTATGCTGTTTTAAAGGTAAACGTATCAGCATCATTCAATCCCGGTGTTTGAACGATCCACATCTTATAATTAATAGCGGAACTTCCATTGGCTCCTTCTACGAAAATATCCACTGGACCGGTAGTAATACCTGTATCTTCAATGAAGTTCCCTGGGTAAGCGGTCAATGTCAATTCCTTTATCACATCAGCCGGAATACATACAGCAACCATCTTCCACTTATCAACAGAGAATTTGTAAGTTCCGCTCCCATTATAAAGCCCGTTAGATGGCAAGGAACGCACTTCGGCAGATGATACGGGAATTGAATTACATATTCCTGCAAACCATTTTCGATGAACATTTACACTAATTCTATCCGTTAAAGTTATTCCAGGTATAGTCCCATCTTCACTTGCTGTGTATACAACCGTTGCTGTATATGTCTCATTTTTAGTATACTGCCCGGTTAATGTTCTTGTAGCTGTCTGAACTCCATTAGATTCAGGAGAGAACTCTATTTTGTTATCTTCGTTTCCGTCATAATAAGCCTTTGTTATTTTCCCTTGACTTCCTCTATTTGAAGTATAAGTAATTACTCCTTTAGCTGTCCCAAATTCAACGTCATTTGGAGTAGAGATACGTCCTGTCAAAGAAGCATTATTTATACCACTAAATATTGAAATAAAGATTTCTTCATAAGACATACCTTTATGAAGAGTTTTCCCCGGCTTGACAAAACCCACTTGTGGAGAAGTTACTATGAGGTCTTTGCTTAATGAAGAAGAACCTCCTATTTCTTTTACATTTCCTTTATTGGTTTGAATAACAATTCTTGGTGAAGAATCCTCATCATGTATGTACACCTCTCCCCTGTTTAATCCTTCAAGAGAATGATCTTCCTCTGAAGATGGATTATCTACAACTGCAGGGGGATAAATAGGAGCACCTTTCTCATCTACATCACTACCATGCCATAATATTTTGGATATATGCTTCTTCATTATACCTCAATCTTGTTAGTATTAATAAAAGCGACTTTAGCTTCATCATATTGAAGCATCTCACCATTTTTAGGATTGTCTACATTGAATCCAACTAAATTTATAGCAGAAGCCCGCCCTGGTATTCCCCCTATTCCTGTTATATCATTTATAACTGGCTCTAATGCGATTGACATGGAAAACATCTGACCATCTTCTGAAATAGGAGATATTTCTGGAGTGGAATTTCCGGAGCGCACATATCCCCTTCCATTAACCTTGAAATCAGAGACACATAGGATTTTATTGATAAACTGCGCAAACCAGTACGGAATCCCTGATGCGTTTCCACATGTTAAAGAAAACGTGTCGTATGGAATAGAATATAGTTCTATAATTTCCTGCTTTTGGTTTCGGAATTGTTCATTTTCAACCTGTGGGGAATATCCTGCAGGTTTAAATCCGGCTTCTAGTCTGAAATTGAATATCTGCTGTTCATCATCAATCCAAAAAATATTATCAAATGGAGAATTATTATCTTTATGAGAATACGAAATAAGTGATGTTTCTTCGAGTAAAAGGCTGTCAGAGCAAACCGCAAACGGCTCACTCAAAACTCGAAAATCTCCGGAAGCGTCTGCTACTTCTATTTCATATACGGAGTCTGACAGACCCGTAATATTATAATAGTACATTTTTGTACTATTATTAATTTCATATTCCAGTAGATAAATACTAGTCTGTACCTTAGATATTAAATCATGAAGGTAAGCTCTTACAGTATGGGAAGGGTCATTTGAAAAGATTTGTATCAAGATGCTATCATTTGCGTGGAAACGCTGGATATAGTCTACATCTTGCTGAAATTTGTTCTTTATAGGATCAAAGAACAATGGACATATGTCACCGATTTTAATCATACAGTCTTTTCGTTCTTAAATGGGTAAGGTGCCGCATGACACTTCATCGCAAATATAGTAATTATTATAATAATCACAAAAAATTAATTGATAAAAGATAATGCCACATTTAGCTCCTTCTTTTACCTTATGTTTCTACATTTTTCACAATTAGGCTATAGCTGGTCGCCTGTTCTTTACCAATATTTATTTTTAATTGCTTAATATACCCAGTTATAGTTTCACCTTTGTTCTCAAATGATATTAAACCTACCAAATCATTAGGAACACCAATATCACTTGTCTCTATTTCTACCTCTGATACCGTAAATAATCTTTCAGGGATTGAGAAATCATCCGTTTCCTTTACTCCGTCTATAGAAACATCACTATTCCCATCGGAAGACGCGAATTTAAGAAGGTTAGTACATGCTCCAATATATTTCTTGTTGGCTTCCAACATGAAGCGTGGGGAGTAATTGAGGTTAAACATTGTGTCCGGACTTAGCAGACCGGAAAGCTGGTCTTCAGTATATGGTCTGTATAAGGGCAAAGGCTGGTCTACCGGTACGGAATCATCACATTCTACGAAGAAAACATCATTGTCACTATCGTTATCCGTTGTATCTTCTCCCCTCTTCTGTACCAGAAACTCTATCCCGTAAGCATCGGCACGGTACGGGCTTATCAGAGAAAGAGTATTGTCGGTTAGTTTTAAGCCTGTGCTAAATTCATTGGTAAAGCGGAACTCGTCACGCCCATTAATTGAATCGTAATCTTGCTTGTCATACCCAACTTTCACAGAGGAATAGATTAAAGAATCGTTCACAGAAAATTCATAGTCGTTTATTTCTGTTCCCAAGTCCTTAACTACCGTTGAACTAAACAGCTTATCACGGTGCATAAATGTTACGGTGTTTTCATTTATAACCGGCACATAGCCAAATTCCGCCTCCATCCATTCGCAAAACTTCTTGTAAGAGGTGTATATTTTAGCTTTAGGAAGTCCACGAGCACTTTCAGCAGCCATGATATACGTCCTTTCTAATAGTCGGTTAAACTCAATTGGAGTAATTCCTCCAGATGATGGAAGTGTTACATCAATAACCCCTTCGTGGTCTATCGTGTTTTCTGTCATGCTATCCAATAGCTTGGAAAGGATGGTGTTGGGAGAAATTACGTTAACATCAATAGAGTTTATCCTAGATTTAAAATTTATACTGAATGAAAAATTAGGGAAAGCGATATCGATATTATTACCAACATCCCTACTGAAATATATACGTATTGCAAAAATTAGAGATTCTCCCTTTGCTAAATAAACATTGGATATGACGTCATTTATATATTTATAAAATCCATCACTCTCATAAGATTTGATCTCTGTAACGCTCCCTGCAGAATCTTTTTTAAATATCAATAGAAATATTTTTTCAATTCCTCCAGCGTATGTTGTTACGTAGTAATCAGTCCTAAAATTAATATCAACGTAAATGTCAGATAGGGCTTCTATAAATGGAGAACATTCATTTAAATTTGATAGTTCTGTGAAAGATACGTCGTCAAAACGCAATGGAGAATCCAATTTTGGGAGTTCACTATTTTCTAGTTTGTATAAAGGTATCGAGTAATGGTAAGGACTGCTTGTGGAAGCAAAAGTCTTTTGAATATTTATGTATGCTACTCCATCCGATTCGTAAGATAATCCTCCTAATGTATATTTGCCTTCATACTGAAATTTAAGACCGTCATACTTTAGATTGCTGGTCTGAAGATCAGCTACCAGATATTCATATTGAATGCTCTTCTTCGCCTTAATAATAGCGGCTAGAGTATTATCAATAGCATTAATAGAAACTACAGAACCATCTTCCGAATAAGTAGAGAAATCCAGTGCACACCTGAAAACTTCGTCCCAGTTCCAACTATTGTTTCTTTTATAAAAAACAATACCGGCTTTAGAGGAAAGGTAGTTTTTATAAAACTCCTCCTTCAAAAGGTCATAGGAACGATTGACAAACTCAAATTGTGTACTAAAAGACCGGATAACCCCATCGTAGCTACTCCTTTTGTAAGCCAATTCAAAATCATCCCAATTTTTGAGATCGTCGGTTGCTTCGTAGGATATTCCGTTTATCAATATCTGGCATCTGAAATACATATCTGTTTATTATTAAAGTTTTTTAAACTCAATATCTAATCTTGCCAATTCTTTTTCCATGGCATTTTTTAATATTGGCGTTAATGCAGAATCTACATGGATATGATTATCAATTCCATTATATATCACAATTTTGGCATTATTTTTGGTCATTTCTCGAATTATCCCCTGTACATAAGAGATACTATTTTTCAGTTCGATAGCTTTCTGAAATATTTCCTCATCCATAACTATTTACGTTTTATTGATTTACTCATAGACTTTACATCTTCACACATACGCTTTACCATGAAGGCGTATTCCTTTGCGCTGATCTCATTCTTCCGGATCTGCATCCCGTAATGAGACATAACGGCTACACGTTCACGGACAAAGTAGTTTTTATCCATTTTTGAGGCACTTTCCGGCTTTTCCTTGGCATTTATCCGCTCAAGCATATATTTACTCATAGAAAGGATGGAAGCCGCTTTCTTGCGTATCTTATCGTGTTCGGAAGGGAAATAAGAGAATCCAAACTCTGAAAGAATATGCGCTGCGTCCGCCCAATCCTTGTTTTTAATCATGATCTCAACTCCCTTCATGCACTCAATTTTTATGTGAAGGTTGATGATATTGTTTCTTTGGGACATTTCTGATAGAAAAGAGGCTCCTCCGATTATTTCCATGTATTCGGTGATAAGCTTTTCCGATTGTTCAGAAAGTTCTTCTTCAGAGTGTTCCCCTTCGATAATAAGCTTGCTTTTATCTCCGGTAAATACATCTATGAATGTATCCAATGGGATTTTGTCTAGGTCGGTGTATAGCATAGTTTTTACGTTCTCCTTCACACGTTGATTATGTTATGTTAATAAACAATTGGTTCATCATTAGTTAGATCGGGTGGGCATAGCCTCTTTCTCATACCTTCTCTTTCTTGTTCCATAGCCTTTATTCTTTCAGCAAAACCACCTTTACTAGAAGCCAGATTTGAACTGTTTGTTTTTATATTTGGACATTCTTTTTTTAATAATTTTTCTATAACAATAGAACTAAACAGCATTTTTAAGGCTACAGATTTTTCTCCCAGATCTTCATCATGTACGACGCAATCCTTGCCTTTCATTTTATCCCACAATGCTTCAGACAGTTTATTTCCCGAAAGGCTAAATATACAAGATATATCATCTCTTTCTAATTCCACCTTTAATGTAATCTTTTCCATATTACTTATTCTTGGTTATTACAGTCTTCTTAAAATCGAACGCATATCAGACGCTCTTGATATTTTTCTCAATGTTCGGTTGGTCTTTCGACTTTCTCCGTACAAATCATCAAATTTCCGTTCCAATCTCGTATAATCGTTATTAACGTTGACAATCACCGGATCACCGTCGTTACTTCTCCTTTGCCTATCCAGCATCAAAGCGTCAGAATGCAAAGACATCTTGCGATAATCCACCAAATTAGGGATAACTCTTGCTCTCTTTGGAATATCTACCAATGTGGGGACAGATGGAGTGATATAAGCTCCGTTATCCGTTTCAATCACTTCCTGTCTGCCTCCATCACCGACAATAGCCAATCCTCCGGGATGGTCTTTGGTTCCCTTTGCGTATTTGGGTACAGGTTGAGCGGCAATAATTGCAATTTGGGCGGCTCCCATGGCAGCTATAACAGCTGCAAGAACAGCACCGGCAATAGGTCCGGCCTGCGCAAAGGCTTGCATTATTGCTAGAGAGGTGGCAATAGTGGTTTGAACGATAGAGTTAGCCTTTTGCCACTTGGCCTGCCTTTGCTCCAATTCGGCTTTTTGCTTTTCCAGTTCCTTGTTTTTATCTGCTGTTGCTTGCTCGGCTGCTCTCTTTTTAGCTTCTCCCTCCTCCTTGGTTATTACCCCGCTTTCGACAAGGTTTTCGATACGTTCTATCTCTTCTTCTCCGGCTTCCTCGTTCTTTTCCTTCTCTTCTTCTATTTGCTCAATGCGAGCATCAAAGGCAGAAGTCACCATAGAGGTTATTCCATTAAAGAGTTCACCATAAGCTTGTAATATTACTGATGCTCTTTCCGTAGGATCTAAATCTTCCCACCATTTGGAAAGAGAAAAATTACCTGTTTCTGCAAATTGTTTTGTTAATATACCAATGACATTATAGAACGAACTAAATATACTGGCAGTTTCTCCCAAATATTCCTCTGTTTTATCTCTCATGTTAGACATAACGTCGATAAATTTATCCGCCCAGTCCTGCCTGTCTTTTTCTTCCTTTCCTAAATCCAAGCTTACCAATTCCCCATTTAATGCTTGAATTTCTTTCTTTACTTTTTCAATTTTCTCTCTTATGGTATCAGCTTTGGTATCAGCTGGATCAAGAGCGGCTAACTCTGCCTTCAATTGGGCTTCAAGCAATTGTAATTGTGCCAGAATAGAATCTCTGGTTATTTCGTATGTCTTTTGGCGGTATTTCTTTTCATTGATTTCTCCTTTTCTATATTGCAATTCGACAGCACGGAGTTGATCTTCTGCTGAACTTTGGACTATATTTGTTTCTTTCTTAGTATTCTTTTCAATCAGACCGATTCTTTCAAGAGCATTTTTTACCGCAATGTCAGAGGCTTTTTTATCATATTTCTTGTTGACAGCTTCCACATCTTCTCCAGATTTTTTTGCGGCTTTTACCTCTGCATCTCTTAGTATTTCGTTTACTTGTAATTGGATGCTAAGCCTTTGATCCAATTCATCTTTAGAGTTAGTAGAAAGAGCCTCCAAACGATTCTGTAAATTGACTTTCTCTTTATTTTGATTATACGTATAGATCTTTTCAGATAATTCATCTTCCATGGCAATAGTCAGGTTCTCTCTAGTTTTAATTTCTTCTTGACTATACCCTTTAACCGCATCAATCCGTTTTCGATAATTAAGACGAATTGCAGCCAACTCTCTTCCTAGTCCTTCATCCATCAAGTCTAATTCTGATTGTTGGTATTCTTGCTGAATGCGTAACAGTTCTTTTCTTGCTTTCTCGGCTTCTCTCTGTTGTTTTTCTAGTTCTTCTTTGGTTAATGGCTTTCCTCCACCTTCTTTGGGTGCTGGAACATAATTTGTTATATCGTTTATCTGTTTTTTTAAAGATTCAATAACCGCCAATTGGCGCATACGCTCTTCCCATGTTTTTTTTATATCTTCATTAATTTGGCTATTGGTACGATCTAATCCTAAACCTTGTCGGAGAAATGAAGCATCCTCCATTTCTTTATTGTATTTCTTATTCGCATCTACGGTCTTTTGGTAATACTCTTCCTCTTGATACAATGATAAATTAAGAATTTTCAATTGATCCTGCCTTGCTTTTTCCAAAGCTTTATTTTTATCCATACCCTGCTTTATATATTTCTCTTGAGCTTTTTCTATGTTAGCATATCTACTTTCTACCATATCAGCCCCAACAGCTTCTCCGAGTTGTTTTGCGGCAGCTTCGTCTCTATTTGAGATATCTTCTATCGTATCGAACAAACTTCTAACATCGCTAATTAAATCGGCTAAAACATCATTTATAAATATTTTGACCTTAGAGGTCATTCCTTCAAATGCTCCTCCTGTTTTATCAAATAATAATGCAATTTCTTTAGAAAGTCTGGTTTGACTGTCTAATAAATCCTCTTCATATTTCCCTAAATCACCAACCTTATCCTTAACTTCATCCAAGTTAGAAGAAATATCCTTCAAAGTTTTAATATACTTCAATCCGGCATCTTCTCCGGGACCACCGAATATATCTGCAATAGCAGTACCTACAACAGCACTGCTTTCTGGTAGTTCGTTCAATTTTTCAGAAACCATTTGCATGACATCAAAGGTAGTAAGAGAACCTTTGCTTAATTCTTCTTGAACCTTCTTAGAACTTATTCCGATCCCATCCAAAGCACTTGCTGTAGCTTTTGTCATTTCTCGGAGACGTATATTTCCTTCTTTTATTGTATCTATACCTTTGTCGGAGAATATACCCTGTTTATTAGTTTCTGCAATGATCGCAACAAACTGATCGGCTGATATTCCAGCTTCTTTAAAATATGCCGGATATTCTTTTAGATTATCCAAAAACTGACCATTTGCATCTGCTCCGGCTATAAAACCGTCCTTCACTATTTGTAAGGCTGCCTCGGAAGTTATACCAAATTGTTCTGATACAGAATTTACAGCCATTAAGGTCTCCTTAAAATCCTTTCCATAATAATCAGCCAATGTCTGAACCTCGCTACGATACACTTTGAGGTCATCTCCTGATTTTCCTGTAAATTGAGCCGTTAATCTTGTAGCTTCTACTATTCCACTATTATAATCATACCAGAATTTAAACAATGTTCCAACTCCAGCGGCTCCCGCAATCGAAAGAAAAGCAGGATTGGTAAATAAAGTTTTTATTGTAGATCCTAGAGCTAATGAATTTTTCTTAATATTATCCATAAACCCGGCAATCCCGTCACTATCAGATGCTAAATCAGTTAAAGAGCTGCCAAATCCCTTATTCAAATTTAAAGCATTGATTATACTATTATAATAATCACCAATACCTCTTTTTCTAAGAGTCATCTTATCCGAAACCCTATCTTGAATTTCTTCGTTTTCCTCTATCTTCTTATTATATTTTTCAATTGTCCGAATAGCGTCCTGCTCTGTCAAATCAACATCTTTAACAGCCTTTCTTAATATTCTATTTTGCTCTGCAGCTTGTCTGGCGCTCTTTGCTTTTTCGCTAAGAGCTTTCGCAATTTGCTCTTCGGTTACTTTTTGATTTCGACTTTCCTGATTTATTAGCTTTTGCTGTTTTAATTCCTCGGTTTTAGCTTTTTGAGCCTTTAATTCAGCTGCAGCATTAAGGTCGTTAGCCCTTGCTTCAGCCAATATTTGAGCGACATTCTCTTTGGTTTGTTGGGTTATTCTTTGAAGAAGAGTTTCATGCTCTTTCTGTAAATCAGCCAGCTTATTTTGGGTAGAAATAAGCTCATTCAAGACTTTGTTATAATTAGCTGACTTATTGGATAAATCCTGAAATGACGCAGGTTTATCCTGCATACCTTTAGCTAATAATTCAATGAAATTTTTGTAGGAATTGTAGGATTCGTCAATCTCTTTTTTAAGATTCTGTAACTGGGTGATTGCCTTCTGATCGACTACATCGGTAATTTTTAATTCATTAGCCATATAACGTGCGAATTAAGTACCATGCCACTTGACACAGTTTCCGCACAAATATAAAAAGAATTGGCGAATTTTACAAGCTATTTAGAATCAATAAAGATAAGATAAAACGACAAAAGAAAAGCGGAGGTTACTCCGCTTTATTTTTATTAAACAATGTCAGGGGCTCCCTCGAAATTATAATGCTGCCGCAATTTTTCTTATATTATTAAGCTTTTCCTTCATCTTATCGCTACTTCTAGCCATATCCAAATTATAATCTGTCTGCATCCTAACCAAAACATCCGCCTTAATCCCCAAAGCAGCTTCTAGGACTAATGCAAATTCTGAAGTTATGGATCTTTTCCCATTTAGAACCTCATTCAGCACACTATACGAAATACTGAACTTCTCGGCAAAATCTTTCTGCTTTATAGATCGGTATTCCAGCTCATCTTTTACCAACTCTCCGGGATGGTACGGAATGAACGATTGTAAATTGTTTGCTAATTTTCCCATATCCTTATTTATAATGATTCGTTATATCCACTATTGAACAAATTTCTATTATTGATTGATCGCTTTGACTAGGTATTTCCCTAAATTCCAAACGATATTGGTCGTTTATACGCAAAGAAGAAATCCCCTTTTTATCACCTTTCAATTTCTCATAATTTAAAGATTGGAAAGTAAATAAATCCTCCATTCTGGAGATACTCATCAAGACCTTCACGCACTTTAAATATCCCTTTACTATATTAGGTTGAAACCGATGTTTTTTATCGGTCGTTTTACCTTTTTCGTATAGGTCTGCTAAATAATCTTTTTCAAATTCTACATTCATAGCTGTTTATTGATGCTACAAATATAGCATTTTATTTTCAAATTCGCACATTTAGCGAATTTATTTAAGATAATATTAGAAACAAAAACCGCCCCTCTTGCGAAGGGCGGGAATGGGTTACAATGTTGACTCCGAAAAATCTAATTCGTAAACAACCTTTCCGCTTTCATCCCTTTTGAATTTTCCCACACAGATAAGTTCGGGGAATCCGGGCTCTTGAACCCAAAAAGGAACGGAAACAATTTCGTTTTCAGGAATTTCGATAGTTGACAACATCTTTTCAGCTTCTTGCTCACATAATTTTGTCAGTTTTTCCATGCTGTCTGTGGTTTTGCCGGACTGAATGGCAATTCCATTTTGAATGTTTTCTTTTTTCATGATTCTATTGTGTTATTTGGTTAGGGGCGATGATGTCGCCTGTGTTAGAGTTCAATATTATTGTTACAATTTCTTTTTGACTATTAAACAAAATAACTTCCAATTCTACTTTACACCTCTCTTTATTTACTTCATAATCCACAACTTTGTTTATTTGGGGAATATTTTCTTCATTAGGATAAAGTTTTGTTATATAATCGGGAAGATTGATTTCACTGTCTATTTTTATTTCTTTATCTTGGAATGAAATAAGGCAAATCGCATTATTTGAGCAAGAAAAATATCTATTATCCTCGATACTCTCCCACGACATTCCTAAAATATTATACTTCCCTTTATATTTAAGAATTTCCTTTTCCGTCCCTTTATAGTCATACACATAATAGGTATCTTCTTCGGTCTGATCTATACCTAATATCATACAATCTTTATCCCATGGACAGTTTGTTTTAATATTAGTAATGGGAGTTTTATTGGGTTGGTTCAACACCTTGCCTTTTTCATCGTAAAAAAACAGATATTGTGTCTTTGCTGCTCTATATAAGGTAAACAGGTTATAGGTATTTCTAAAGAAATTAAGATCCACTAAAGTATACGCCTTATGCTCCCCATATCCTAGCTCTTCATCATCTAGCTTTTCAAGGCTTCTTTCCCATATTATATCATTAATAGTAAATGAACTTTCCCCATTTATAAGAGCCACGACTATCTTTTCAGATAAAAAAGAAGCAGCGTATTTATTGTCAAATGATTTACAATGTGCAGAATATACTTCCGTACCAAGATTAGGGTCTTCTCCCTCTTTTAAGTCTGTACTAGTATTTTCGCTGCATCCTACTAAAAATAGTAAGAAAATGATATAAAAAAACTTACTCATAAAACATGATTTTATGCGGTTTGTTAAACAAGTTCTCCCGTGTTCTTGTCTAATTCAAAATTTAAGACCTCTTTTTCTTCTGTTATATACGTGATATTTATAGTAACAAGAATGGTATTATTCGGGGAATAGGAAGCCTCCCAACTATCTATGGAGAAGTTCTTATTTTCGAGTTCTATTTTGTATGACCACAATTTATTATCTGCTTGTATGTCATAAAAAGAAAGTATATGTTCTTTGCACTCAATAGCATGTGTCAGATCTAATGCTTTTGATCCTATAGGGCAATTCTTGCTTATAAATTCTAACTTGTAATCAAGTACATAAGAAGTTCTTACTGCTTCCAGATAAACATATGGTGGAACAAATAAATGTACACTATTTTCAAACCATAAATTCATTACAGTTGGCAAAAATGACCTTGAATCTAACGTTTTCTTATTCAATTGGCCATCCTTCATTACATATAGCTTTCTAATGCCCCAATATTCTACAACATCATCCTCTTTTAAATCTAACAATAAATAGTATGTATTTTCATATTGCAATGCGTTTATAATAAGAATATTACTAACATCTATCTTTCTTAAACGCCCCTCTCCTAAATCTATATATTGCCTGCTTCCTTTTCCTATTTCTTCGGACGCTTCAAAAAGGAATTTATTATCTTTACTAACTTTTACGCTATAGCCTTCTTCATCGAAATAAACACTACAACTTAGACCATTGATTAAAAACTCTTTATTATCATTAGGTTCCGTGTTTTCCTCATTATTTTGCTCTGGAACAGGATCACTTCCTTCACTGCATCCAATAAGAAACAGCAAGGCAAATATTAGAAATATTCTATTCATATTTTGTGTGTATTATGGTTGTACGGAGGCAAAATAACATACAAATGCACACAAATGCAAATATTTCCTTACCTTTCTTTGGTTTTAGGTGATTTTTCTAGCATTAAATAAAAAGCCCCACTATTTGGCGGGGCGAATATTATAATTAGAACTGATACTACATTGTAGGTTTCTGTTTGGTTATTGAACCAAAATTATCAATTATTTCTATATCAGAAGGAGTTACGGATGTTTCATTAATATTGATTGAATCTTCTGATTTATTCGGAGAAATTGCTTTCCTTATCTTCTTCACATCATTGGTCATTCCCCATAACTTGAAAAATAGAATAATTTGTAATATTCCGAATACGATGATTACGATAGATACAAATAGTGTGATACCTTCCATGACTGTGTGTTTTATGTTATACAATGCAACAAATTAACACAGAAACACACAAATAAGCAAATTTTACTCGATTAATTTGAATTTAGAACCGCATTTGGGGCAGATTATAGCGTTTTCTTCCTCTTTTTGATCACCTACTAACTCTGAAATAGTAACTTCAAGTGCATTCGCTATATCCTTTAATTTGTCTAAACTAGGATTACCAACTATGCTCTGATTTAAAGCAGATGCAGAAACGCCCATTTTCTTCGCAAGTTCCGCTTGGCTAATGCCCTTTTGCTTGCATATTTCTTTAACTCTTAACATATACCTAAATTTTATTATTTGAGTGCAAAAATACAATTATTTAGTTATTTCTAATATAAACACCATACAAAATTTAGACAAAGATTAACTATTAACATATTTTACACATAAAATCAATGCTGTATTATTTAGATATACCTATATTTGCATCATGATAATTTAGATATAGCTAAAGATATATGAAACGCTACAACTTATCCCAAATAATGAAATCCGCTTGGCGCTCTTACAAACGTGCCGGCAACGAAAGAACGTTCTCCGAATGTCTGAAATCAGCTTGGAATCTTGCGAAATTGCAAGAATACTGCTCACCGGAAGCGGTGAAGGCTAGAACGGATCAGTTCTTGGCGGAAAGACATGAAGCTATGAGCAACACTGCTAAGGCCACAATGGATAAGGGGTACAATAATAAGAGCATACCGACATCGGCTTACTATACGGCTAGTACTGGAAGATACGGTGCTCATTACGTAGGAGATTAACCATTAAAATATACGAATATGCCAGAAATTACAATCATTGTATTATGCCTTCTTGCCGGATATAAGATGTTCGGTGATGATAACGACAGGTTTTTCATGTGCTAAGCAAGAGCGACACGATAGTATCAACACATTAAATAAAATCATTATGGAAACAAGAAGTTTGGAATTATGGTCTACCGATAGGATTGATTTGGTAGAAGCGAAAAACGGTCAAGCCGTGACCTCTTCTTTGGTGGTTGCGGATTACTTTAGGAAGGCACACAAAGATGTACTGAAAGCGATTAGAGGATTGGAGTGTAGTGCCAATTTCACAGAGCGCAATTTTGCGCCCTGTTTGTATATCAATGAGTTATGCAATAATGTAAAGAAAGAACTCCCCATGTACTACATGACCCGTGACGGCTTCACCTTCCTCGCCATGGGTTTCACCGGAAAGGTAGCCGCCCAGTTCAAGGAAGCCTACATCAACGCCTTCAACGAAATGGAAGAGAAGCTCCGATCCGAGCGTTGCACCAAGTACGCAGAGCGCATCGTCAAAAAGCAGGTGAAGGAGTTCAACAAGACATTGCAAGAAACGCTCGCCAGCGGTCGCAAGAAGCACGGAAACACTTACGGTGGATTGATACCCTACGGAAAGGAAGAAGTTGCGTACAACCCGAAAGAAACCATGGAATCGAATCTAAAGCGGATATTCGGTCAAGTACATGAGATGTGCAAGGATGGATTCTTGATGTCCGCACTCGCTGTCGAGACAAACAGGATGATGCTGGATTTGATAAACAAGAAATAGAGTTGTGTTAGGGGGCTTCGGTCCGGCACATTAGTTGACGCCAATCAGCGGGAAAGGGTAGCTTCAGGGCTGCCCTTTCTTTGATTAATTACAATGCCAACAGATTGATGATCCCTTGCCTACCAATTCCGGTAATTTTTCTATGGTAGATAATATGTCCGTTGTCAGCAACCTCTTGCTTTATATCAAACCAACCAAGCGTAGAGTATTTAGTGTATGGTACCCACGTCTGATTAACTTTGTATTGTACGCCAAGTTCTTTTAAACGGTTATTAAGTTCAATTGCTGATTTAAGCCCTATCTCTTTCGCAACCTCCGTACATGTATAGGTCTTATTGACATGAGTTAGTACTGCTACCTGTTTCTCTGCTTCAATGCGTGCCGATCGTTCTTCTTTTAGTTTAGTAAGAATCTCAATACCAAAATCCGGGTTGTTTAAGATTTGATCTATAACATTATCAGTAGCGTATATGCCATGCTTCCGGATAGAAGGAAGGATTTCACTAGTTACCCATTTACGAAAAGTTTTAGCTTGTGGCTTACGACTATCAAGTATTACATCATACAAACCGTCTTCATTAATAAAAATCATTTCTTGTGGTCTACCAAGAGAGTCCGGGATGACCTCATTAGTAATGACCTCACCACAAAGTCTTGTTTTTACTTGACTGGGATTTCCTAACTCAAGTACTTTACAAACATCTGCCAAGCAGAATAATGGTTCTTCACTTGTTCCGGCTACACGAACTTCACCGAAAGCTTCATTTTTGAAAATCTGAATATCATTCATACAATTTTCGTAGTGTGCCCTTTCACACACAGGAATATAAAAAAACAGTGCCGAACGCTTGAGGATCTTTCGGCACCGTTTATATATTCCCAACTCTATGGAAATACTTAGTATCTTATATGCGCTTCCCCAAGCTGTATCGCACTACAAATATAGCAAGTTTTTATTATTTGGCAAACAATTATTTTATTTTTTTCTCGACGGTATTTTATTGTTCTATTTTTCCTATGACTTTTGTATAACCCCCGTAATTTTTCTAACCATGCACCCTAAATATTATTCTATTCTTCGTATTACGGATATATATATTCGACGAAAACGCCTTTGTAATCTTCTCCCTCTTTTGCATACCAAATACTGCCATCCTCTTTTCTGAATAGAATATACACAGATTTCTCCATTTTAGCCGCCTTCTTTGCGATTTCCCGCATTTTCTCTACAGAAGCAAGCCGTTTATTACCTTGACACCAACAACTCATAATACGCCAAATTTTGAAAAGTAATTTTTGAGAGCCGGGTTAAGTACATATTTGAGGAAGTATTCACGGGACTTCCCTCCTACTCCCAATATAGCACTTCCATACTTCCTTTCTATATCCGGTCCTATATCGCTTCCTCTCGTTTCTATCTTCAATCCCTTTGAGGACGAAGAGACACGTATAGAATCATAGAATTCCCCTGTTATAATGAGGTTGGGAGTATAAATATCCCTGGCCGGATAACCTTGAAAAGAAGGGGTCGGGCTTGTTATCCTCTTCTTCATCTTAGCGTACCCCTTTGCATTGTTCTTCCACTTCCCGGCTTCATCAGTAGCAAACCAAGGGTCATTCAAATAAGTCGGTCGCAATGGTTTATCATTCCCATTTACACCTGAATACAACTGCTCTGTCACAAATTCTCTAACAAGAGATTTGTTTGAATCCATGGTATTTTGAATCTCTCCTTCAAACCCATTAACAAAAGCTGTCACATTATCCAATGCTTCTTTTATTGTAGCCATACGCAAATTATAAGAGAAAAGGGAAGGCAAATGCCCTCCCCCTTCCTGAAAACAAACCACTTTAAATAGTATCCTCTAAAGGAGACCTGACGCCTACAATCCTATCGTAGATATCAGAGAGGATATTTTCTTTTTCAACTTCAGTCCGGTCAGAAAAAAGGACTTTATGTTTAGCAATAAACTCTTTTTTCTTCATTTTCCGCACTTCTTCGTCTACGAAATTGATTCCCTCGACTTTCATGATACCCATTGTTCAATGCCGACAACACCATTCTCTTGCAGAACCTTCGGAGACTTCAAGGAAGGAGTACCGGTTGCCGTGATAACCAGATTTCCATTTTCGTATTTAACAGCAGATACGCTACCGTCAAAACAAGTTGTTGCACCTTCAGCCAATGCCGCACCGAAGAAAGAGGTAACATCAAGGCCACCAAAATGCTCTCTTAGTTTATAATTGTTTTCTCCAGTGTCGAGTTTTACGAGTTCAACATACACAAGTCCTTTCAAGGCTTCCACCACATCAAACTTATATACCTTATAATCGGCATTTTTTACGTATTTTTCGTAGTCCTTGAACATCGTACCTACGGTAAGGTTGGCTTCCGTACCGGATGAATCCCAGTCTTGTCCACCCGGATAAACACCGGAAAGAGGAATACCTGCAAGAATGCCGGTTCCATCATTCATGCCGTACACAACATTGTTATCGTCTACAAAGTACGCATCAAAAGCGACGCCTTTGGCAGCCATAAGGTTTGCTTTCAAACTTGCATCGTATTCGTCTACAGTCCAGACATCATCCTTTGCAGAATAGGAAGTAATTTTAGTAGGACCATATCCAGTAGCATTCTTGTTTGCTTCGCCACCAGACGGAGCATATTCAATAATAGTTTTGATCGGGAAGATTCGATTAGGTCTGTCATCGTGACAAGCGGCTTCCAACAGTTCTGCAGTTGCATTTTCCGGAAGTTTGTACCCGTGCATTGTCAGGATAATAGCCTTTACCTTTCCAGGATCAAGCAAACATTTTGAAGTACCGGTATTAAATTGAGCTACACCGGCACATTCTCTAAAATCTATTGCCATAGCACTTAATATTTTTAATTTTAATATTTAAATTCTTTATCTCAATAGCGTCGATGAAATCTCTAAATGGTTTACCGTCAGCTTCCACTCCTTTTCTGCCATATCGGTAGTTTTCCGTGTATAAATGAGGAATTACACCGTTATATTCATTAACAATGTCCGGCGATGCAAGTATGCTTTTTATGAAAGCATCATAAACAGGCCGGAGAACATTGACAAACGACACTCTTTCCCTTTCCTCATTAAGATACTCCTTCCGAGTATCTACCATGATAATAAACTCAAGACTGGCGTTTGGGACCTTAGATGTACGATCCTCAATATATGGGGAATACAGGCATATTATAGGAAACTTCAGTTTACTCGTTTCTTGTGACTGGCTCCATTCTGTTAACTGACCGGCAATATATTCCCAATCTCCAAACATATAGGAAACATTACTACCATATATTTTAGCAGTATTATCTACAATATCTCTGAATATGTCATTTATTGATTTCATATTCCCAGTCCATTTATGAATTCAAGCATGGTTGTGTTAAAAACAAAGCCGTTATATTCCTTATTTGATTCCAGGAAATCATACAAATCTTCATTCATCTGCACCATATTATTCCAAGCAGAAATCAAAAGAGGATTTGGATCCGCCTTTTTATCATCAGAGGCATATACAGTCCCTACCGGAGTTTGTACTACCCCACACCGTCTAACATAGTGAAAATACACATAATTAGCGATTGGGCTATACCCTTTACTGGAAAGCTTTTCTTTCAACCTTTCCCATTTATCGATATCATTTTTGCCTGATAGAAGATATTCTATGAATTCACGGCTCATACTTTTTCCCAAGACCATTCGGAGGAACCCTCTCTCGTATAAATCGATATACGATTGGAGATTATCCCGTTCTGCTTTTCTTGTGATTGAATCATCGTCTATATCCCAGATTATACCGAGACTTAGCAATCCTGTAAAATATGAGCCGTCAATAATCATGAATTAGTCTTTTTACGTTTGGTGAAAAGTTCTTCGCATCCTAAAGCCTTGGCATCATTAACCAATTCGCTAGTCGCTTCAATTTTACCTTCTGCATAAAACTTGCTGGCAAGAGGCATACCTACCATAACTTCCTCTCCACTTTTATACATTGTACCATCTTTGATAAACGTTACCTTGTAGCGTTTTGTCAAATTCATATTGTATTCTTTTCCCATACTTTAATCAATTGATCTAGTGATACCTTCAATAACTGTATTGAATTTGTCCTTGACAAATGCTGTCTTATATTGCGATTTGATGTAGCACATCAGCCTCTTTTCAGCAATCACCGTCACGATATTCTTTCTGAAATCATCGTTTTCCCAGCCTAGAGAGATTGAAAGAGCCCACAAGTCACGGATATTCAAATAAGAGAAATCTCCCATGATGAAATCTCCTTGCGCTACTGCAGTAGTAGTCTCAACTCTTAATCCTTGGATTAGTTCGTCATTGTACCGGAATGGGCGCAAATACTGTCCATTGGCGTCTTTCGTTAATTGCATTGAAGCATAATCGAGAGGGTTCATCAGCACTAAGTTTGGACGATAAGCCATTTCGCTGGTGGAAACGATTTGCGAATAAGCTGCCACAAGAGCGTCAAACATATTAGCTCTGTCAATATAGAAATTTGTCAAAGAGAAGGCCGGCATATCTGCGGCTACACCTTTGATTTCACCAGACGTTCCAGTTCCTGACAAGATCCCCTGTTCTTCTTTTATACCAAGCTTGTTCACCATTTCTGTTTGCACTTCATTCACAAAGCTTGGGAAATCAGAAAGCGTTTCTTCTGTGAATTTAGCAGCAATTGCAACTTTGGCAGCCGTAACAGTCTTTTCCGCAAGAGTTGCGTCCATCAACGGTTTTAATCCCCCTTCAGGAACCCATGCAGCATCACCATCCTTACTTACATATTCTGCATAAATAAGTGATCTACTATTTGTACCAGAAACACTCGCATAATTACGGATAACAGTTTGAGACCTTGGATTTACAGATAAATTCGGGTCAATTTCAACACCGTAATGAGGAGCCAAAAAACCGGAAGATATAACTGCAGCATCTTTCGTATTTACAACAAGATTCAGCTCTAGTTTGTTACCGGGAGATGCTTTACATGCCGATTTCAAATCAACCGTAGAACAACCGTTATTATTTTCGGTAATATACGCTTTCAGCTGCTCCCGCAATTGATCTTCAATAGATTTTAATTTATATGTTCCTCCCTTTGTTTTTTCGGTCGCAGCTTTGATCCGGACGATTGTTTCTTCAAATGATTTCAAGCGTTCATTGATAGATTCACTATCTGCAAACCCGTTGACTTCTTTCTTCAGCTCCTCGATAGACTTCGTTGCATTATCAATTGATTCTTTCATAGACTTAGAATCAATCTCGTCTTTAATAAACTGGGCGAAAAGAGCCTCCATGTAGCCATCCAGCCCCTTGGAAAACACTTCAAAAACCTTAGATTCGTCTTCGGACAATCCTTTAGTATCAAGGAAATCCTTAAACTCAACCTTTTTCACTTCTTTTCCCATACTTACTTTAATTTTAAATTTTTGAACATTGATTTTACCTTATTGCCGTGCATGTCGGCTTCCTCTCCTTCAGGTGTAGATTCTTTCCGAATCTCCGGCCTGAATGACGCAAGTGACATTGCTTTTGATATAATTCTTTGTATCTTTTGCTGTTTGGATGCAGGCATTCCTGAACACACTTCAGATATTTCGGTATTTAATTCTTCATAAGCTTTTTCGGCATCCTCTATGGATTTTAGCCCCAAATATTCTGTTTCTCCATTACAACCGATAGAGACTACTGATATTTCATAAAGCTTTACCTCTTTCACTATGAAAGCGTCTTTTTCCGCATCGTATTCGCAATTCTCCCATACATACTGATATCCGATTGAGAACTGGTTCAAAGTTCCGGATTCGAGTTGTTTTATGGCCTGTTCTCCTCTCGGAACTTCATCTATTATTGCTTCGAAATAAAGTCCTTTTTCATCTTCATTTAATACTGTAATCCGACCTATAGGCTCATTCATGTTATGCATCCATAACATAATTATTTTGTCATTAGCAGAACTTTCCGGACCTCTGTCTTGAATACTCTTTGAGAAACACCCTTTAATCAAGACATCACCGGCTTTATCTTTATTGCCAAAGACTGCAGCGTAGCCGCTGATAGTACGGCTTTCATTGTCGTAATTTACTTCTTTTGCATAAATAGAGAATGTCTTATACTGCATCCCCATTCTTCCGCTATATTTATTAGTTTTGTCCATTTTCAATAGAGTTATTAGTTTTTAATTCGCCTTTTGGATTATCAGGATCGATATCTATAAACTTTGCCAGCTCATTCCTGGATTCATCAAGAGTTATTTGACCTTTTTCAACTAATTGAATTAAAGAAGATGCCATTTTCTGAAATGCAGAAGAAGAGGCCGATTTATCTTGTTGAAGGCAATCGATATGAGTATAATCCAACTTTATAAAAACACCTTTGGGGCAAATAGCCTCTGTCAAAGCCTCCGTTACTTTCTCTGAATCAGGAATAATAAGACCTTGGTAAGCGGACTTTTCCGCTATGCTTTTGTTGTCATATTTAGATTCATCAAATAAACTATAGTCAATACCTATTGCATTACATATCTTTCTACTACACCGTTCATCCTCTTCGTGAAGTTTAAGCTGGGACGCATCATAATTCAAAGGAATCCAACCAAGCTTTATTTTTGATGTCAGGATAGGAAATTTATTGAGAATACCATATTTTTCTTTTAGTTTAGATTCCAAGATTTCTTTTTCCCCTGGTGTCATAGCCTGATTACCCATCTTATCGGTATAATCAGAATAAATAATACCTTTGGGGCCACCATTTACAATTAGCTGATAACTGGCTGTCATTGCTGCAATCCAGTTATTAACTGGCATAGAAAGGGAGTCTGTAACCGAAGAGAATTCTATATCCTGATTGGAACCATTAACATTTGCAGAGCTATCGTAAATTACAAAGTAGTCTTCATCGGATAATTCTTCCTGCAAACCATTCCACTCCAAGTATACGCTAGAAACAATATCCTTTATATCATACTGGCGGAATAGTTTACCGGAAGAAACCATGTGAAATATCTGCGCAGGCATGACATACATTGCGAGCGGCAATGATTTTTTTGTTGCTCTTACAGTGAAAATGGGACAATATCCGAAAAGCTTAAGAGACATCTCAATCTCTTTAAAAAATCCAGCTCTTGTTTGAAGTGGGTTAGGACGTGAAAGCAATTCTCTAATATCATTATACCCCTCTTTCTCGTTTCCATCCTTGTCTGTAACATATATTCTCCCATTTGCAAAGAGAGAACCGACTTTATTTATAACAGTAGAAAACGGGGTACATACAAGAAGAGAATCAGCTTTATCCTGATCCAAGGTTAGATCATAATCATTTTTGATTTTACCAGATGGTGAGAAGAAATTGGTAAGATACCAGAAATTCCCATTAGAATCCTTTTCAATAGCCTTTACTGTCTCTCTCATGGAGGGAACAGATATATTAATCTTTTTTTGAAACCAATTTCCTAATTTAGACATAAAAAGAATGATTATCTGATTTGAGATAACCATTCCCTACGAAATGAAGAGGTCTTTACGGACAAAAACACTAACGAAAAATCCGATAGTATAAAAATTATAGGTTCCGTGCATCTTCACACGAAGGGATTGTTATCCTCACCGCAAATATAGAAATTATTTCTATTTAGTCCAAATAAAAATAGATAATTATTTTATGCTATTATACTATATTCGAAGATTTTACACGAGCACAGACACAAGATAATACATACATAGCCTCAAAACTATTAATTCCATCATAATCAGACATATTGGCGATTAAAGCAGAAAATGAATCATTTGATTCAGGGAAACGGATAGTTTTAATAATCGATTTATACGATTCAATCATAGTTTTCTTGTCTGTTGATTCTTCTCTTACCCACAAATCATGGTCGATAAGCTTCCTATAATCGTCTGCGTAATGTTTCATCTCTACAGGAATCTCCATTTGTACATTCCCGTCTGTTTTATTAATAAGTCGGTCAACAGATATTAACGAATCGGAAAACAAGCAATCAATCATGAATATCTTTCCGCCAGCAACGCAATAAGAAACCAATATAAACAATCCGTTTATATTGGGGTGTATTTCAACAAATATCTGATTATTTACCCCTATTGCCTCTTTCTTATAGTACAGAACATCTATCTCACCTCTCATCTCCACAGTTCCTGTAAGAGCGTCGCATGCGTCATCGTGAGCGTTTTTTCCCTTCTTCCTGTATGTTTTCAGTTGAGACGCAAACTCCGGCCACCTCCTTTCCCAATCAGCAGGAAAATAAGTAAGATTCATCACCTCGGAAGACCTGGTAAAGATCCGAACCTCTTTGTTTTTTGACTGATGAAACCAACTTACTTGGGTCTTGGGGTTGCCAATCATCCGCATCTGTTTCTCTACATTCCGGGCAAATCCCCTTCCTCCATTATTGCTTTCTATATTTGCTTTGGATATTTGGTCTTTAGTAAGCATCTTAGCTGTTTCCGGCTCGGTAAATTCCATCTCCTTTTGTGTAAAAAGGACATCAAGAATGAAATTCCCTATCTCCGTATCGATGTAATCGATAGAGCATAAATAGTCGCTTCCTGTGTCGGCTGTGTCTGTATAGTTTTTCCTTATTGCTCTATTGGTTATTGGAATAGTCTCATAAGTCTTAAATTTACCATACATTAACCCCTCCATAGGAGTTGGATTCTGCATATATTGGGTTTCAAATACATAGCTGTTTACTCTCTGCATCCTGTGCAGCTCTTCAAGGGTGTGTTTAAATTCCCATAAAGCTTTTTCCTTACCGTCCCCATACACTATTGCCGGAAGAGACAAAACTGTCCATTCTCCCGGTTCGGTTTCCATCAAATATCCGCAAAGATCATGCTCATGTAATCTTTGCATAATGATTATAATAGGGGTATTCCGTGAGTTTACACGGTTCCTTATAGTTGTTTCAAACCTTTGGTTTACCTTTTCTCTTGGAGTGTCTGATATTGCATCTTCAGGCTTAACCGGATCATCAATAATCAATGCACCTGCAAATTTGGACGACGGTTTAAACTCTTCTAATGCTTTGGATAGATCGTTTTCATCATCAACAGCACCAGCACCAAAACCTGTGACTTGTCCTCCGGCAGCCGTAGCGTACATTCCTCCGCCTTCTGTTGTGTACCACTTTTTTTTTGCATCACTTGTTTTCTTTATGTCTACATAAGGGAACACACGCTTATACTCTCCCGACTTAACTATATCTCTTACCTCTTCTGAATTATCATTGGCCAGATCATCCGAATAAGATAAATGAAGAAATTTAGCAGATGGATTGATTGCAAGACCATAAGATATGAAGTTCTTAACCACTAATTCTGTCTTGGAATACCTCGGAGCTATGTTTATAATCAGTTTCTTTATCTTTCCGTCAATCACATCATCAAGAGCCTGGCATATCTTTACATGATGGTCGTTTACTACAAATTTGCGACCAAATCTTGCTTTAAAGAAGTATCTCGTATAGTTTAACGTCCCTGATAAGCAAAACGCCCGTATGTAATCATATCCTTCCCCTGTCATAAGTCTTCTATTATTCGTTTGGCTTCTTCTTTGGTCATAGGAGATATCATGTTTACATTGACGTCTTGCGGAGAATCAAAACCAAGCATTTTACATATCCTTTGGATAGTCCATGCCCGCCCATTCAGCTTTATTTCAATCCCTTCTTTCCCCTGTTTCACGCTTTCGACTTGCATTGCCATTTCGTCAGTCCAATCTTCGCTATCTTTGAAAATAACATTGCCGTTTTTTATGGTAAGGAAATTACGTATGTCAGCATACATAAAGCTTTTAAGCATATTTAAGACCTCTTCTTTTGTAATGTCTGATTTCTTCTTTAGTTCTTCTTGAAGCTCTTTTACCCTTACCGTAATCTTACCGTTGTTTAACAATTCGACAGCCTTAACATTTATTGATTCATCTTTCATATTAGAGCAAGAATATGCACGACGATAAGCCTCGGATGCGTTTCCGCACTCAATATAGTAGTTACAAAAATTCTCCTGTTTTACTGATAACTTCATGTCTTTTCGTCTGATTAGCTACATGCCACTTGACATGTAGCACAAAGTTAATAATTTCCTGTTTATTACTTTACACTCCTCCCCCATATTTTCGCATTATACAGGGAATAAGCCCATAACTTTATCTCTTCGCTGGTGTCCAGGAATTCCACTTTCATGGCTTCCTTCATACATTCCGCCAGTAGGTTGCTGTCTTCTTGGTTCATAACTTCGCTTATTGGCATGGCTATTCCTCCTTGATTAAATCTGGGTTATCGTAGATATTTCCAATCACGATAGTATCATCCATTTTTGTAAGATCAGATTGCCCGAAATAGAATAGATTTCGACCATTAGAAAGTTGAAAACTACAATTACGATATAGGATAATAGCTGTATATTCTTCTGGATTAAAACCAAATGTAATAGTGTGAAGAATATCCCCTTCGTAAATTTCCTTTCCGTCCTTGTCAAGTAGCCCGGTGAATTGACCTACGGTTTCGGGATAAACCTCATACATGCCGATGCTTTTCCCTATTTCGATATTATTTAATGGTGGAATGACAGCATATCTGTTCTTTTCGATCTTAACGAGGGAGCCATACAGCCAGTCTTCGCCGTATATGCTTTTCCCTCTGAATTTTATTGTACGATTCATTTTATTCCTCCTTTTCTTTAAAGTGTTCTATTAGCTCTTCTACAGTAGCCTTGTGGTAATTCCCTGAAATGATTGTTGCGTGCATCCAATTTATATCCCAAAAGAATACGCTACCTTTAGGCTCTGTAAAATAATGGTCGTTACCCATAGCATCATCATAAGAAACGCTAAGAGGTGAATCTGCTATGAACCATTGATTTTCGTTTGTATCATCCCTCAATGGGGCTATTGCCAAGAAAAGTTCTTCGTTATTTCCGCAATCAACACTATCGGTTTCGTCAGGATGTGGAATGTTACTGAAAAACTCAACACTATATAGACCGTATTCGGGTTCAGTGAAAATACATAAATCTTCGTTAAGTTCCGCCCCAGACAATCTATATCCCAACTCCTCCAACTTCTTCCGAAGCTCCGGTGTATTGCGTCTAATAAACGCTGCTGTTGTAAATCCCATTGTTATTCCTCCTTCTGTTCACTCACTTCCTTAACAAACTCATCAAACTCGACTTGTAGGCGATTCATTTCGTTTTTTGCTTCAACCACTTCCTCTGGACTATAATCTTGCTGATTTTCAATCACGCCAAGACATTGAAATACCAAGTCTTTATCTCGCTTTTCAAGAATTTCAGAGAACGGTCTGACAAAGAGAGGATTCTGCAAATCTAACCGTGCTTCTTTTCTTGCGCACTCGGCACGATATTCTATATAATCTTCCTCGGTCATATCGTAATGAGTGAGATTATCCACTATACTGCTCCAACGGCAGAGCAATCCGTTAGGTTGTCTTGCTATAAATGATCCCATAGTTATTCGTTTTTAAGTTCTTTCAATACTTTCTTCGCCATCTCATAGTAATTCAACTGCCAACTAGTATAAACATCATCGGTGTGTTCGTCATAATGATTGGCATATACGTATGAATCCAATTCTGAACGAAAAGATTCTCCATCTAGCCCACTATCATCACAATCATCGTACATCATCAATTCATGAGCTACTTCTTTACATTCTTGATGTGTGACGAAATCATACAAAGTCCTATCATAAACATTTGTCTGACGGACATACTTTTGTCCCGGCTGTATCTTGCAGGCACAAAAATCACATATATGCTCTTTCTTGGCTGTTGGATAGGTTTCTCTTAATGTTGTTGGCATAGTTATTCCTCCTTCTTTACCAATTCAACTTCTGTCGGCTCTTCATCTTCCCATTTTACTTCGGGAAATAAAGAAGAATCTAGCTTATAGAAATCATGGGGATTGTCACTACATAATTGCCAACTTTCCGAATACTTCACGGGTTGCTTTTTATAAAGATACAAATCACCGTCTTTGTCTCTTGCTACGTACATATTAGTCTCCTTTCTCTTTAATCCGTTCTAGTACATCTCTGTTTGCTTCCAGTATTTCATCGAAAGAAGGAATTGGCATCCAGTGGGTGACTCCCAAAAGCCCAACAAGATGTTCTACTTCTGTATTGATTACAACTAAGAATCTTCTATCGGAAGTAACTACGATGACCTCATATAAAGATTGTCCTTCATTTGTTTCCGGCAACCGTTCCTCAACACTTATCCACGGGGATTGCTTTGCGTGCCATTCTGCACCACATTGAAAATCTTCCATACAATCAGATTTCCGACTAATATAGTTATCTGGATCAACTTCCTTTAAAACCTCTTTTCTAAACTTTGTTTTATTAGTAGCATAGTCGTATGCTGCTTCTTCTACTGTCTGTTTCATAATGATAGTTTTTTAATGTCATCTACTGATAGTTTGTCCTTACCTTTGGCATATTCAAAGAACCCTACTACAGGACATACACATTCGGGAATAGTATAATCATCTGTTTCAGGTAATGTTACCAATATACTAAGTCCTACGCCATTGATATATTCACAAGAAACAGAGTCATCAAAGTCGATATATCTTTGTGCCTCCTTAGCTATGATGTCACAATTCTTTCGATATTCATCATAGCTTTTGATAGTACTATTAATAAATTTATCTATATTCATTTCTGTTTTAGTTATTTAGTTACTATTGTTCTATCACTCCTTACCACTTTCATCTTAGGCTTCTTAAACTGTTTGTCGCATGATGTATAAGGAAGCCAATACGATCTATCTTCGTAATAATCTAAGTCGATAGGAACAAGATGAAATAATTCGTGATCGAAATCTACTCCTATCAACATACACTCTATATCAACTTCAGGATGCTTCTGGTGCCAGATAATGATTTCGCTATGTCGATAGGAGTAATGAATAAATTGATTGCGGGTCATGATTAGATCATTTTTCGTTTTTAAGTTCCTCTAATATTTTATTTCTCCTGATAATCCCATACGATAATGCGGAAGGGATTGCCATTACTTGAATAACTATTGCCACCTTGTGACTGTTGAAAAATCACAAGGAGAATTCAATTCATTAGTCAATATATACACAGCCTTGTATTCGTTTCTCAAAGTATCACCATGGAATACGATACCGGATATTCCCCTGATAGCTAGATTAAATAAAAGGAAAGGTATAGTTTTGTCTGACAACTCACCACATACTATCAAATGGTCGTTAGGTTTATAATCCAGAAAGCTAATACTATTCCGGTGATTGTACCAATTCGAGATAAGCATTCCGCCTGTTCCGGCTGTTGGCTCATAGGTCACTCCGGTATCAGAACCTAATAATTTAGAAACCAAAGCTGAAAGACTTTTAGGAGTAAAATCCTGCTTGTTATTCTTTCGGTCGGCATGTTCATCTTCAAAGTATTCATGGAACCAATCATAACTGACATCGCATTTGAAATAATCCAAAAAGTCTTTGAATACCTTAATTCGTTCTTTTTTCTCTCCAAATAAAAGATTCATTATACGTTCCGGTGCCTGATAACTGTCTGTTATACTCAACATTTCGTTTATATCAGATAATATATTTTTCATGGGCTAATTTAACTTCATCATTAGTTGACTGTGCATAAATAGTAGTCGTTTGAATGCTTTCATGACCTAACATTTTTTGCACTTGTTCAATAGGCATTCCACGTTTCAAAGCAGTAGTAGCGGCTGTCCTCCTGAATCTATGAGGATGAACATTAGGTATACCAGCCTTTTTCCCAAGATTCCGTAACATGATTTCTACGGCTCCCTTTGATATACGAGAAAGCTGTTTCGTATCTTTTATCTGCGAACACATACCCTCATAATCCGACAAGAACAAAGCTTCCAAAGTGTCTGTCCGAGAATTAATATATTCCTGTAGAGCTATTTTACATCGGGCGGACAAGTATACAGTGCGATATTTTCTGCCCTTCCCTAATACATCCACTTGACCGTTTACCCAATCAACATCAGCCCGATTGACATTCGTCATTTCAGAAACACGACAACCGGTGGAAAAAAGAAACTCTATTATAGCTCTGTTTCTTTTATTTTTAGTCATTGCCCTAAGATTCTCCATATCATCCTCACTCAAAGGCTTCTTTAATTTCTTCACTTGCCTTACACCTTTAATCCGAAGAATCGGATTCCTTTCAATTATACCCTCCTCTGTACACCAAGTAAAAAAACTACTTAAAGTCCTACGGATATTATTCAATGTGTTGTCACTGCATTTATTTATCTTCTTGTAAGCTAAATACACACGAATATCATCTGTTACGATCTCTTTTATATGCTTCCCAACTTGAAGGATAAAGGCTCTCAATATGACACGGTAATAGTCCAAGGAACTTTGGCACAATCCTTCGACGGCTTTAGCTATGAAGAATTTACTAATAATCTGCGAATCGGAGTTATCATAGACCACAACCGATGTTTCCTTTTCTGTTATATCATAATTCCTTAAGCAAAATGATATAGAATCGATCACTGTAGGAATTTCCTCATTAGGAATTTTGCCAAATAAGGTATCACGTATTTCACTCAATATGTACTCTTTCATATATTTATCAGATCAAGCCATTCATTATCATTTTCAAAATACACATTATACCCTCTAGCAGTTTTATATCTTTTCTTTTTAAGGCAAACGGCACTTATTTGAGAAGGAGTAATGTTCAGCTTTTCTCCGGCAAGTGTTACCGAATCATACCTACCAACTAACTTGCCATCTTTAATCACAACAACTGCCTTCTTATTCATGCCACCACCAGTCTTATGAGGCATAATGCGTCCCTTCTCTAAATTTCTTAAGCACCTGCGTTTACTCCATATTGAATGGAATTTTATCTTCTTACCTTTGTTATAAGAAGTATGCCCTTTCAAGAACCTTCCGTTTACCAAATTTCTTGTAGGGCGTTCTATGGGAATATATAATTCACTCATCTTTATTTATCTTGAATATTTCTTTATTATTCTTGATGGTTTTATACACACATTGATACAAAGCCCACGCACAGAAGCCGAAAAGCGGTATATCAGCGAATATAAAACGCCATATATTGAATCCGAATCTGCCGTAAATGGCTAATATCGTACAAACAATCCCTAATAAACCAAGAGCTAATATATGTAGCCAGCCACCGCTATTTATCCATTTGTATATTGGTTCAGCGATGTATTTGTTATAGATATTCATATTTGATTATTTTTATTTTCTAAAACCCATATCCACACTTATCTCCTGTAGAGGTAAAGGCGTAATGGTATTCACTGTATTTGCTCATTTCTAAATTGTTATTCGTTAAACTCAATTTTCTGTTGCAGCACTTCATCTGCATAATATTGATTGAAACTTTTATCACTTATCCACCAATTGAAACCAAATTCCGCATCTGTGAAGCTACGATTAATATATCCGGCATCAATCAGCTTTTGAATTGTCTGTATCCACTTCCTACGAACATGAGGGAAACGCTGACAGTCTTTTAGCTTCTGCTTATAATTAGACATTGGGCAAAGAATGCAACCAATTCTCGTATATCCTTCATCGTATAAAGAACAATGTTCTATGCCGTTACCGTTTAGAAAACCCCATACGTCCCTCTCAGTCCAATTAATGATAGGTGAAACAAGTATCTTATCCTTTCCTCCGACACACGTAACCATCGTTTCGCGGTGCTCGGAAAATTGGTCGAAGTTTCCGCTAAACTTACGGTCGCCTGTCTCCACTTCGTTACGCTTAGAACGCCTTGCGCTTTCAGCGTGACGAATACCTATTAAGGTAACTTTTCCTGCTCCGGACATTTCTTTGAACTTAGCGCAACACCAGCGTATTCTTCGTGTTGGAAGAGAATGTGTTTTTAATGCCATATCATAAATAGACATCTTCGGTTTTATCAGTTCCACATCCGGGTAGTTACGTTTTACAAAGCGGATTACGTCCGGAGGGTCAATGCTTGTAAGGTTCATGTGAGCCTTGAATTTCACTCCTGCCATTAATGCAAGATGGTAGAGGACTTGACTATCCTTGCCGCCGGAAAAGGCTAAATAAAAGCCGTTATCTTGGTCGTAGTCAAGTGCCATCTGTTCACATTTGCGAAGCAAAGCGATGGAGTATTCTATCTTAGATTGTAGGTTCATTTGATTCCTATCTCTATTGATTTACGCTAATTGATTCGTATATACTTACCTGCAATATCGCAAGTTCTTAATATCTCGGCATTATCTTCACCGAAAGCTATTAGGATACTGCCGCAACCGGGCGAGTCCCCACGAGTCCCATCCGGTCTAAAGAAGCGAATCCGGTTCCGTAGAAATTTCATAGCTGTTGCTTTTTCAAAGATGACATCTTGGAACATCTTACTATCGCAGCGGTTGAATAGTAGAGCGATGCCGTTACCGTGTTCTGCCAGACGTTTAACGAAACGTTCTATTAGAGGACGGGAGTAAGGTGGATTTAGCCAAACACGACCTACCCAATCTTTAGTTAATCCGTCATGGTTCTTGTTGTACATTTGTGTAGCTGTTTGCCAAAGCGGTTTAACCGGAGCGCATGGATCTAAATCGAACTTTCCCAATGCGTCTATAATTTCTTTTGGCGTGTACCATTCATCGGTGGTATTAACCGATTTCTCAAAGGTTGTATTCATTGAAAATATTTTAATTAATTGTATCCATCAGGCAGTCCGCTATCGCATACACCACCAGGTAAAATAAGATGTTCACTCCTAGGAGAAGGAGGATGTTTAGGAGTATTCTCATCTGCGGGAAGATCCTTTCAATTCGATTACATTAAACATTTCATTAATGCGATCAGCGATATACGCACCATATCGATCCTGAATCTCTTCTATAGAAAGATTGGTCGTTATATGAGTTTTACACTCGTATCTCAATTCATATCGACATTGAAGAATATACTGCATAACATTCAACTCCGTACCAAAATGCTTAGAAGGAACGGGCTCCCTTCCTAATTCATCAAAACAGATCGTCCTAGGGATTCCACCATTGTAAGTATACAGTTCCAAATAATCCCGTCCTTTCATCGAGAACCCAGTAGCAACATAAGAGGCGGAATCAATTCTGAATCCTCCAATGGGATAATCCCCGGCATCACGTCCTCCAATAAACCATAAGTATTTATTTAGAATTTGCATTATAGTTGATTTACCGGTCCCGTAATCTCCTGTTAGCAAAAGGCCTTTTCCAGTTCCAGAACCACCTTCTGCATAGAGAAATATATCATTCATTATCTTTCTAAAAGCCCCTTCAACTTTAAATCCCGGACAAACAAAGCGGCAGCATTCAGCAAACACTTCTGCTCGTCTCTTCTTGTCATTTATCAATGTTGTAGGTGGCAGTTGTGCGGATAACAGCTTTCCTATCGGAATCGGAGTTACCGGCCTTATCCTTGTTTCCATACTTTTTTTCTGTTTGATAATTATTTCTTTCCCATGTTCTCACTGCTGCTTTCCAGTCTTTCATTTTAGAGCGGCCAACCATCCATCCGTTAGAAGTGTAATGATCCATCCATCTTTGCGGATCAACATCATTTTTTCTCTCCATGCAATACGCAGAAACTTCTTCAAAAGAAGGAGGAACAAATTGTTTATTTTTTGAGGTTTCCCCTATATTATCTTTTAGTTTAGTTTCTATTTTAGTTTTATATATATAGTCTGGCGCATTGGTTGGCTGATTGGTTCCCATATTGGTTGGCAGATTGGCTGGCGCATCTACTGTCTCTTGGGCTGGCTTATCTACCGGAATATTTCCGGTAGTTGAGGGTGAATTTGAATTCTCAAAGGCCTTTTCAAAAGAATACATTCCAACTGTTCTTTTACTTTTGCCGGACTTGTAATAAATCAACCCGGCATTAATTAGAGATAACCTGGCACGGACTAAAGTTTTCTCGTCGATATTAAGAGCACAGCAGAGTTCGATATTCGAGCAACTGAAAACGTCCTCCCAACCCTCGCTGTTACAAACGGCAACTAATTCGTGGAATAGTGCCTGTTCGGTAGCGGTAAGCCGATTACGTCTTCGTGCTTTTCTCATTTTCTCTGTCAATGTATATCCGTCCATAAATTTAATACGCATGAATACAGTTTCTTTTGCTGTTGGCAACAAACCGACGGTTGAAGAAACTACAATAAACTACTCGTGGATTACCTTTCTCGGTTGGAATTATTTGCCCGTTGTTGCATTTTGCACAGGTGTCCGGGCGGATAATATGCTTGTCGGATTTCTTTTTCATGATTAAAGTTATTTAGGGCTACCGATAAGTAGCCCTGTTGATTTATGCGGCATCTTTCCCTAGAAACTTATTCACAAAATAGATTTGTCCTTTTCCCGTAACCTTCGTTGTAGTAGTAACTAACACCGTCCCATCTGGCTTGGTTATTGTTGTTTGTTTTATTTCAAACAATCCTAATTCCATAGATTTTTGTGTAGGTTGATTATAATATTGTCCCTTCTGACAGAGATAGCCATTATCACGCATCCATGAGAACAAGCGATTTTGACCGATATTCACACCGTTCTGCTGTAGTATCTTCGCTAATTCAGCGATCAAACAAGAACGTTGGGAAGTCGAGACCGCATCGGCAAAAAGAACTTTAGGTGCATCTTGTTGAATTTTACCTTCCGCTTCGATACGCTTTTGCTTTTCTTCTTTCAAATTAGTTGCAAGCTGAATAAGAAAATCGGGTGACGTTAAAGCCTTTTCCAATGTTTCATTTGTCATGTATGCACCATGCTTGCGGATTGAGGGCAAAACTTCGTTTGTCACCCACTTTTGCATAGGTTTTGCCTTCGGGGAATCACTTCTCAATATTACTGTATACATACCAGCTTCGGTTACAAATGTTGCTTGCTGTATCCCTCCCGGTGTTTCAAGGGGGTAACTCAAAGTTACGTCCTCATCTAACTGACTTTTAACTTTTCTGTTATTGGATAAACCAAGTGAGTTACAAAGATCTAATAAACAGAAAAGAGGTTCATTGTTTTCATTTACAACAATTCTGATCTGACCGAATTGCTCATTCTGAAAGATTTTAATTTCATTTATAATATATTGATTTAAATTTTAGACAATATCGATATAGGCGGAAGTATCTCATTCCGCCATTTGTTAGAATTTAAATATTCGATAACAGGAACTTTAGACAATCCTTGTGCGGATCGTCCGAATGATGACTAAAATGGTAATCCTGGAATTGCTGGAATAATCCTTGTGAGAGTATGAAGGCATAAGCTTCATTTTTGCAATTCTTTTCGATTAGGAACTTTTCATAAGATACAGTTTTCGCACTGCTGGGCGCAAAGTTGGGGTTACTATTATTCGCCTTAACTCTGATTTCGTTGGTTCTTGGCATTGAACGAAATTTGAGTTGTTAAAAACAAGAAAGGCTATCGCCTCCCGTTCCGCCAAGAACCGACACCGTTAGAGATAACGAGCATCCAATGGGATTTGATAGCCTTATATCTTTGCAATATTACGCTTACAAACGAACATAAAAATATGCACGTTAATCTCTTTCAGAAGTCTTGTTCTTGGCGTGAACACCGCAAAGATACGCCCAAATTTCAAAATACCAAATGAAAAGCTTATTTTTTTAATCCAAAGTTTTAATCATTATCTCCACACGTGGATTTTCCTTGTCTACAAACTTGCGTGCATGAATAAGACAACAATTGTTATCGTTCTTAATACATTTGATTCGTTGGAGTACATCCAGTTGTAGCTTTAATACATTATCAAGATCACTACGTTTACTTGGGTAGTACACATCAATGTAGAACTCAAACGGTTCGTTGATATTCAAATCCCTCAACTTCCCCGCCTGCCAAATAAAGGATTCCTCATACTTTTTCAATGCAGAAGTTTTGGCTAGGCATCCGTGCCCGTTGATTGATACTATTTTCATGCAGTTTGGCTTTGAAGGAGCAACGCCATTAATTATTTGTTTATATTCCATGATTTCCAATTAAAAGCACCGAATCGTATTATCCGGGGCACAACTATTATTCACTAACCCTTGCCATTTATGTGTGGCTCACATTTATGTGGAGATGGGGCGATTCGAACACCCAATCAAGGACTAAATCCTTTTGCGCTACTTCTAAGGTTAATTACTCCTTATATCTCACGTACCGTACTTTCTACTATGTGCACCTCTCGAAAGTCAAAAGCACTCCGCTGCGCATCTCCATGTTAGCCCGCCAATCTTCACAGACTGGCAGGCTGGGGTAAAAAGGTTAACAAAGCTATCTTAACAGCTCACTCTTGCGGATTATAGCCCTACCGGTTACAATAGTATTTTTCCGTATTGTGAGACAATGTGCTTTGTCTGATGCCTATCTGATCTTCGGATAAATGCCGGAAGATACCCGTTACCGAACTGAAGTAATAGTTCCGCTTTTCGAAGATCAGGTAGACATGGATTACTTTAGTTTTTCGCATTATTCTATTTAAAAACTTCCAAATAGCTGTTATTTGGAATCAAATGTAATTTTTGTTTCTTTGGACCTCTATCTCCATTAATTGCAATAGTCGATCTTCGTCGGGACTAGGAAGATATATTCCTGCTTCCCCAGAACTCCAGTTCCTAAAACGAGTAATTGCGTTACTCATTTCTTCTGTGTCTAATTCAGCAGAACTACGTAGAACTTTGATGTTACCCAAATACTTATCAGAAACCTCCTTTATAAATATGTCTTTATTGCATAGTATTTTAAAATACTTTTGCTTTACATATTCTAAGGTATTGCCTGTCTCACAAGCAAAATACCCTAAAATGACGTGCAAATACCGGTTTTGTTTGTCGGTGCGTATCGGCTTCTTTTCTGTAAGTTCTACTATTTTCCCGTTTTTAACAAGCAAAGCGGAACGGGTTTTAAACTGTTCCGCCTGCAATGGATTAGATAGGTCGTATAACATATTTAAAATGGCAAATCATCTGCAGGAGAAACACAGGGGGCTGAATCAACCTGTTCCATACTTGGAGCACTTGGTTGTGGATTATAAGTTTGCAAATCACCCAAAAAATAATTTACCCCATCTTTCCTTTCTTCCTTCTTAGGAGAACAGGATACATAGTGCGTGTAAGTGTTACTCCCAAATGTAGCAGGTTCTTTACGCTCCCCTACCCATATATTTAGGAAAATACGCTCTTTACCATCTTTACACATTACCTTTTTCATCTGCTCACGGGGAATTTCCGAAAGGCAGATACTACCAAATAAACTACTCATAATTATTCTTTTATTAAATATTTAACTAAATCCCTGTATTCCGCCCATTCTAGAAATGAACGAAGCAAATTCCTATTATCCCGTTCCATCCCATCATAGCGATAGCAGGTTATCGCAGGAGAATATCTTTCAAGCGGTAACCCTCTTACATCATATCCATGCTTGTCTATTTTATAGCCATCGAACACAAATAGGTCGAAATGGAATATATCCGCTTTAAAAATCTCAAGATAAAGCCGCCATTGGCAAGAATTGATATAGTCAGTATCAGACGGGTAAGAATACTTAGTCTTTATATCCCGTATCTCTATACCGTCTATCATATCAGCGCATCCGGTTATGACAGCATCTCCAAAATCTTTGTAAATGCGTATTTCATGAAAAGCGTCGGGGTGTTCGTTGCGGTAATCCATTGCGACCTTACACTGATTTACATCCAAAATAACATCGAACCCATCAATATTGAATTTGCGTCCACAAGGAACTGGTTCTTTCTGTTCTTTTCCGTAGTAAAGGAAGGTACGTTCACCGGCAGAAACTTTATCACACACAGGCTTCCCCGTTTCCACAATGGAGTGGAAAGCGGTGCCTATGCGAGTGTATTCATTTCCGGCAAATACGCCTGTTATGCTTTCTATTACAGATTGCTCGGTAATTTCATAATTGGCATATTCGCTCTGTTCAATGTACTTTCTGTATGCTTCGAGTTGTGTAACTCTTATAAGAGGCTTAAGCGGCTGCATCTTTTACGAATTTCTTGTTTTCGTACTTATACCCCTTGGATGCAAGGTTAGACTTCATTTCAGAGAAAAACGGATACTGAAGTACTTGTGGTAATTCTTTCATTGCTTCGATAAGGGCAGCTATATCTTCATCTGTCATAGCAGCTGCAAGTTGTTCTCTCAAAGAGGAAAGCATCTCATTTGCTTTTTTCTGTTCCTCTGATTTATTTTGTATTGCCTGCTTTACTGTAGAAATCACATTTGCCATAAATGTAGAAAAATCAGCACTAGATGATTCAGGTATTTCCATCATCTTTAATTGTGCTACATTTTTCCCAATAAAAGTATCAGTTGGCTCAAATGAAATAGTGCGCTTACCGTTTACTTTAGATATATATCCAACCTGATCAGCAATTCGGAGAAGCAAATCTTTACTCTGTCCTGTGCAATCCGGTGAATGCTTTATAATGTCACCCTCCGCTACCTCTTTATCATGGCAAATAAAAATAATGTCAGAACCATTAGAACGAAGTTGATTAACAAACGACTTAAAGTCTTCTGCTATTTGCCCAAATCTTTTTAAAGTATTGGTTGCTAACTTGTAGTTGTTTTTTACAGCAAAATTCATCAGATAATCATCCAAGCACGCTTTAGCAGTATCGCAAATGATAGTACTATAAGACTTCATTGTTTCATATTCCGCCGTTATGTCTTCCCATTTGTTGGCGATAAGGGTATCACATCGTTGTACAGCTCTATCATATCCTCTATCTGTATCTATTAAAAGAGGATTATATGCAGTTGTAGCAACAGAAGTTTTTCCTGTTCCCGGTGTGCCATATAGCACGATAATCACTGGACGTTCAGGAGTTACGTCATTTTTTTTAATAATTGGCATATCTTATATTATTTAAAGTGGTTTAAATTGCTCCCGGAGTGCCGATCAAAGCAAACCGGGATTAAGTTAAGATAGTCTGCGGATAATATCACCGCCATACGAATTTTTAGTCAGTTCTATAAACTCATAGACGGTAAACCTATCATTGTCTACATCTATACCTTTATCCGTGCAAAAAGCTTCTCTTCCAGCCTTGCAACTCCCTGTGAGTACATGATGCCATATAAACAAGTCTTTAGCAGAATACTTTTTAGAAAAGTCAGAGAAATGTTCTTTAAACTTAAGGATCCTTTCCTCTTCTGTACTATCATCATAAAGCTTTTCTTGCAAAGATTCAAATGCCTCATGTAGAGTATTACCATGAGAAAATTGATTATTCTCTTTTACTATAAAACAGGGAGTAAGAGATAAGTCAGAATGAAGGATAAAACCTTTTGAGATATTACCTTTTACATTTGTGATAATAGTAGGTATATTATCTACTACATAAATAGGATTTCCATTTATGGATTTTACGCCATAGCCATCGCCAGAGCCAGAGCCAGAGCCAGAGCCAGAGCCAGAGCCAGAGCCATAGCCATCGCCAGAGCCATAGCCAGAGCCAGAGCCATAGCCATCGCCAGAGCCATAGCCATCGCCAGAGCCATAGCCATAGCCATAGCCATCGCCAGAGCCAGAGCCATAGCCATAGCCAGAGCCATAGCCATCGCCAGAGCCAATATTTAGAAACTGTTTTATTCTATCTTCCATTACCTTGCCCATACCGGTACACTTTCAATAGATTTTACAGCTTTATCCGAACACGGGATAATTTCAATCACATCCAGAATCTCTATCTCTGGAACCGTAACTGTGAATTTGCATTCAGATGGGGTAGTCGTACCATTAACTGCTAATTGAGATATACTAGCAGCACCATCCCAATACCACAATCTACGACAATTTGCGAGCTTAACCTCACTACCATTTCTTTCTACTAACTCTCCGAAAAATACACCGGAACGATCTCCTCTTACAATTACTTTTTTCATAACTATATATATTATTAAAGTGGTTAATCGAAATAAATAAAGCGCCTATCCTCACGAACCGACGCTTCCAAAATCGTATTTAAACGACAAAATTTTGTTCCTAGATACCGAATCAACGGACACTAGGATAGTATAGAACATGTAAAACTCAAATACAGAGGCTTGCACTCTACGGACTCCTTTAAATCCGGCATTGGGTTAATTAATAAATGAATGGTTATTTACGATTCTTTAAAATCTCCAAAACCTTTTTCTTGTCAATCATTATTGTACGGCCTTCTTGAATTATAGCTTTGTCTATTTTACCACTCAATTTGAGATTTTTAGCTTTACAAATAGAGCAGTCTAATAAAGAAGCGAGTCCTTTATATCCATATACATACTCTTCCTCTTCAACTATTTGGGGCTTTGGAACTAAGCTTTCAAATAATTTTTTAAATTCTCCAACTGTTAATTTAAACAGAGGGGTATCATCCAATATTCTTTCTACTCCAATCATTGTTAAATCCTCCTTACTCTTACAATGGTTTCTATTCTGGTTCTTCTTCCCCTCCTTATATCACCTTGTTCATGTAAAAGCGAGAAGGAAAATATACCAATAAACACCCAAGCGGCAGACGCACGAACTACAGGTGAAAAATCAAAAGAAAACTCTATACCAGAAAGTCTTTCATAAAATTTACGGCACAGCTCACGGCCGTTTTTAACTCGAAGAATTTGAAAAGCTTTCTGTAACTGATTATTAATAGTGCTAGATGCTCTACACTTTATTTCAGCAATTTCTTCTTTCTCCAGTCCTGAAATGTACATTTGAGTAGTAAGTTCACACTCTGGAGTAAGTTCAGTCAATATTCTTTGCATAACCGTTAAACTTTAAAATTACTTCAATCGAATAATAGAAGTATATCCCGGATGCTCTGTTTTTGAAACCCGGAACATCAGATCCATGTTGGCTTTTAATTTATTGACCAGCCTGGCTTCCCGATTTCGCCTAACAGCTTCCGATTTAATACCGGTGTGCCGTGATTCGTCAAAAGGCACTTTATAAATATCTCCCACTTTCATCATATCGAATAACTTAGTTGTTCGATATTTTTCGTCAACTATAATTTCTTTTTCCATAATATTTTTATTTATATTTATTTGTGGACAATAAAGGTATCGAACCTTTTTCTCACCCGTGCGAGTGCGTTCTAACCATTAAACTAATTGCCCGTTTGCCTGTATCACATCAGATACAGGACTTAATCGACACGAATTTTCACACATAAAACAGCTATTCTCCCGAACCGCATACCTATATCACTTTTCTTCTATCACTCTCTCTTTTTAGTCTTTTTTGGTGCTTTTCCATGTATATGGAACATAATGCAAATACAGCAAACGAAAGCCAGAATACAATATTCATTTCGTTTGCAAGCAATATTGTTAATGCGAACGATATTGCCCAAATTGCTAATAGTGGAGTACGTTTCATAAGATTAATTATTTGATTATTATTGTGGATGGTAGAGGAATCGAACCTCTCTCAATCGTGATAATTGGTTACGCAACACTAAGCTCTAACCGATAAGCTAACCATCCTTATTAAAAAGTGCACTATCTTCACAGACCGTACACTATACAACACAAACACAAAATAAAAATTACAAAACAAAAATTTGTCTATGGAATTATTTTTCAATATTGATTTTTACACCATTGATTATCCCCAAATGCCTTAAATACACTTCATCTGGATAGACATATCTTTCATCACCGCCATGTATCCTAATGGTATGGGAACCGTCTATATGAATGCCAATGCTACCATATCCTGACGTAAACTTTTCGCCAACAAATACAAGCCTTTCAATATGAGTGAATGCATCTGAAACGCAAATAATATGGCACCCATCTGTACGAATAATACGTTTGTATTCTGGATCCATCCTTTCCTTGCATTCTTCAAGTTCTCGTATAATATCGACATCACTACCGAATCTTCTACCCTTATAAATTGGTTCAGATAACTCATAAAATCTTTGGTAATTGGTTGTTTCTACCAATTTGGCTATAATTTCTTTCATTTTTATAAATTTAAAGTGGTTGTGCCCTACCCGATTCTCGCTATCGGCTGCCGTTCAATCCGTCAGTAGGGCTATATTGTAATCAGCGTACGGACGCCTAACCCCGTTTTCTTACTGATAAAGACGATGTTTTTCAGACTGATTTTTTTCGATATATTACTTACTCACGTTGCTTCCTTCCGCTCATATCATCGCTGGTTGGCTATTACGCTATACTCCGCATCGGCTATACTGCTTATCTGCGCAGGCTACTTTAACGTGCCCTGAACACGGCTTCATTTTTGAGGGTTAAGCCTCCCATCCCGAATTAGGATTCATCGGTTTACCGTTGTGCTCGAAAGCGTTTCGCTCGCTTCTTTCGTAGATTCTAACCTAACAGAGCTTCGTATTCACTTATCAAATTGAAAAGGTAATTCATAATCCATTTCTTTGGCTTATTAAAGGCAGTCAATAACTGAACGGTCTTTTCATCTCTCTTCTCCAGATCCTTCACGTATTGATGAAGGAAAGCCAATTTCTCATTAATCTGTTCTGTACTCATAATTACCTCCAAGAGCTATCATAGTTAGTATATTTATCGGCAAAGAACGCTTTCAATACATTTCCCTTGCTTGCATTGAACACCGGCTTGAAAGACTTCTTTTCCTCTTCAACCTCTCTGTATTCTTTTTGCTGTCTCTTTGCCAGAAACCAAGCCTTTTTCAAAGCTTCACTCAAAGAGATACGACGATACGCCTTCAAGATGTGAGCGTGTTTCATTATCTCACTGTTATTGAATTTTCCGGTTTCTGTCAAAAATGTAAATGCGTTCATAATCGTATCTTTTTAATTTTAATATAAATGTACTATTGCGAATCATTTCAAAGTTGCGTATCTTTGTAACGTTTCGATGATGCAAATATACACACATTTTGTTTAATACACAATTCACATTAAACAAAATATGTGTAATAAACATTATTTAACTATTGAGAGTGGATTACACATTATTATATTATGAAACAGAACATAGCTTTAGGATTTAGTGTTGTTGCCCTTGTGATAAGCATTATTGCAATATGTGCAGCAAACCCGAACAAGCCAGAATTAGGCTTTGATTACCAAGGAATACTAATCGGCATTCTCTCTTTGTTAACTACTGTATTATTAGCATTTGTAGGAGGAAGCTATTTTCTTCAAATCAAAATGATAAACAAGAAAATAGAAGAGATTTCTAATGAAAACAATCACGCCATTGCTGAAAGCATGTTCTATGAAGGATATAGAGGTATGACAAATACTTCCGTAGATTACGATAAATTTATTACATCACTTAAAACATCAGTAGCCGCTATAAATCTACATTTCTCTGAAGAAAAAGCAGAGTTAATATATGAAGTGATAAAAGATTACCTTCATGTGTACAAAGATTGGGGAGAATGTATAATTATCGAATTAGAAAAAATAAAATATAGATCTCCATCAATAGATAAATGTATCAAATTAATCAGAGACAAAATACATGATTAATAACCATATAGCAATAACTACTAACGATATCACAATCAAAGGCAAACACCAAGCTATTAATCCTATTACCAGATAGATAGCAGGTATTGATAATGATAATAAGAATGGATATTTATAATAATCCTTTTTAAAGTCAAACATATTACTTTGGATTAGCAGTTATTAATTGAAAAAAAATATCCGCAATAGGTTGCAGCTACTACGGATACCATATATTAAACCTCTAATTGAGGAAGTTTAACCACTTTGTCTCTGTAACATCTGCAACTTGTTACAGCGCAAAGATAAACATTTTTGTTTAT